CTATTTCTTCCCCTCTGTGCCGCTTTTGTCTTTCTTATATAAAAGTATATCTCCCCGCCCCGTCAAAAGCCATGTGGCTGAAACGCCGTAGTCATTGACAAGGTATGTGAGCCACGCCGCCTGAAAGATGTCCCGTGAGGGGTCTTTCTCCAACGTGTTCATGTTCCAACGGTTTATTTCATGCGCCCGAGTGAAAGTCTGTTTGCCTCTGATTATCTTTTCATCTTTGAGATAGCGCAGAGCCTCAAAGAAACGCTTTATTACCTTTTGGCTGTCTTCTGTCTGCATTGTTCTTCTGATATTAAGTTTGCGGCTCTGAACCTTTCATTTATTTCTTTCTCACGCTCTGTCAGGCGTTCTTGCCAACGGTTCTCTGCGTCAGGCGTGAACACGGGCTTTCTCCCCTCTCTTACGGCGTTTTCAAATTCTCTGACCTCTTCTCCTGACATATACGGTATATACTTGTCAAGGTCTAAGAGAGCCTGAATGTGGTTCATCGTCTCACGTTGAAGAGAGAACAACTTACCGATTTCAAGCATTTCTCCCGTGCCGAAGAGAAACCAACGGGCGTTTATCTCAGGCAGCTTTTCAAGAACTGTCAGAATTGGTTGCACACCGAAATTCTCGCCTCTCAACATCTTTGACAGATATTGTGGCGACCACCCCATAAGCTCGGCAAACGGGATTTTCTTTCCCCCTGTCTTATATCTGATTATTTCCTCTAATCTTTCGTTCATATCGTTTGACCTCTTTAATATTTTGGCATTTTCTGTTTAACCCCACAAAACTCAACTACACGGCAGCGGCAGAGGTGGCATTGTCTTCCTGACGGGCAACCGCTTTTTTATTCTCGGTGATCTGCTCTTTCAAAAGGTTCATCAGTTCATCAATTTGCCTGTCCTTTGATGCAAGGCTCTGCGCCTGTTGTTGAAGAACAGCCCACACGTCTTTCTGAATTGTCACGCTGTTTTCACTGTTCAGGTTAGTTTCAGGCTCTTTCCTGAACATTTCTCCCTCGCCTGTCAAAATCCAAACTTCGTTTATATTTTCATCAAGTCGGCAGAGTTTCTTTGCAAACTTGTCTGATAAAGGCACACGCCCGTTCACAATCTGAGAGAATGAAGACTTTGTGTACCCCATTATCTCAGAGAGTTCTCGGTCGTTTTCTGCTACGCCTTTGTAGAGTAGCCAATTAATGGCTTTTCTTATTCTCTGTATCTCCGTCATACTCTTAATTAAAGTTAAAATTCGCAATTTTATTTCGGAAAATTCTTCTAAAAGCGAAACTTAGTTTATATTTGCACACAGTTACGGTTAAATAACCGCACAAAGATACGAAATAAGAATTAAAATCGGAAATAAACTGATAAGTAAAATCGAAATTTTAACAAGAATTATGGCAGAATTGATTTTCAAAACGGATTGCCAAAAAGAGCGTGAAGCACGTGACAGGGCAATTTACGATGACTACAACAGCCTGATGGCGGTCAAGGGTCAGAGCAAAATGATGGTCATTCAGCACCTCATGGGCAAGTATAACGTTCACAGCATGGGGACGATTTACGTTATCCTGAAACGTGTTGAAGAAAGCCTGAAAACAGAGGAGGTGTAAGCGTATGGCAAGCAAAGAAGCGAATAAGGCGAAGTATCAGTACAACAAGAAGTACATGGAGGCATATTGGGAACGCCGAGCGCAGCGTGAGAACGGTCAAGTAGAGACCGTGAAGCGGCGTGAGAAGTCTGTGACGCTCTCAACAAACGACAAAGACTTCTTCCCTGAACTCGCCAAAATGGATGTTGAGACCTCTGTCAAACGTGAGGGGCGTTCAGACGCAAAGTACATCAAGGCTCTTGAAGACGCTAACAGAATGTACAGGAGTGAGAACAAACGCCTGATTAGGCTTCTGACAAAATATCAGGAGGTAATCAAGCTCGGTTTAACAGCATTAAAACAAAAAGAAGATGAAGAAATCTAAGGTTTTCAAATGGGCGTTATTAATCGCCCTCGCCACATGGTTCACGTTCTCTTTCATCGTCCTTATCGGCGAGGAAGACCCGAAGAACCCTCTGACCCTCATTCAGTTTTTCTTTATGAAAGCGGGGGCTTTGGCAAGCACATTTGTGACAGGTTATTGTTTTGCAAGGTTACACGAAAAGGGGTTCTTGCCTGACCTCTCAAAACTGATTGAGGAGGAATAGCGTATGTGTGAAGTTTGTCACGGACACCCGAACTGCCCCGTCTGTTCTCCCGAGCCACGAATGATTGAGTGCGCCGCCTGTCAGGGTCAGGGCTATGTATGGTATCGCTACGACCTTGAAGAGAACAGAGAAACAGAAGTGACAGAGAAAGAGTACAACGCTCTGCCCGCTGACGAGGACGAAGCCATTGAAAAAGGGCTGCGCTATTGTCAGGGCGAAAAAGAAACGTGTTCCGTATGTGACGGAACGGGCGAGGTTGAGGATTATGAACTTTATGAACCCGAATGGGACGATTGACTTATGAGCGTAACACTTGAAGAAATGAATGAGAAGCTCGACCGTATCGGCGAGTTGGCTCTGATAAGCGCAAAAACGGTTCTTGACCTGAACGAAGCCGCTTTGTTCACGGGGTTCAGCACGGGACACCTCTATCGCCTGACATCAGGGCGACAGATACCCCACTTCAAGAAGAACCGCAAACTTTATTTTAAGAAATCTGACCTCGAAGCATGGATGTGCGACAACAGGGTTCAGACGGAGAAAGAGATAAACAGCAAGGCGGCAACATATTGTTCAACCCACAAAAGGCTATAATCATGGGTGAGAGAATAAACAGCCACCTGAGGCTTATCCGAGAACGTCTTCTTTCAGGCGGTTCTATAACACCCCTTGAAGCCCTGAGGGACTTTGGTTGTTATCGTCTCGCCTCTCGTATAAGTGACCTCAAAAAAGAGGGTTTGAACATCAAGAAGACAATGGAGAAAAGCGTCAGCCGTGTAACGGGTCTCACGGTCAGATACGCAAGATATTTTTTAAGCCCGAAGAAATGAAGCAACGCCCGAAGCATAAAGAGGGCATAAAATAACAAAAAACATGGAAGAAATCATCGAAGTAAAACAGGCTGATATGCTCCAAGCTCTCAACCGAGCTGACATTGACGCACAGGTTGCCACGGCACACGCCTACCCCCGTGACATCAACAGAGTTTTGAACACCATTGAGACGCTCGCGACTATGGATCAAGAGACCGCCGAAGACTGTTTCTACGTTCTGAGACGCAAAGACAAGAACGGCAACGACAGCGTCATTGAGGGTCTTTCAGTTCGCATGGCAGAGATTATCGCCAATGCATGGACGAACCTCAGGGTTGCGACCCGCATCATCGGTAATGACGGGCGTATGATAACGGCTCAGGCTGTTTGTCACGACCTTGAAACCAACGTTGCGGTCTGTAAAGAGGTCAAGAGAAGTATCGTGACAAAGAACGGCTACACGTTCAGTCAGGACATGCAAGTTGTGACGGGCAATGCTGCCGCTTCTATCGCCCTGAGAAACGCCGTACTGACGGTTATCCCAAAGGCTGTCACAAAGCGCATCATCAATAACGTGAAAAAGGTTGCGCTCGGTCAGTCTATTGACCTTGAAACAAGCCGTCAGAAAGTTATTCAGTATTTCGCCCAATTGGGCGTTAAGGAGGAGCAGCTTTTCTTCTACATCGGTGTGAAGAGCGTTCAGGAGATTGACAAACAGAAAATCTTCGAACTCAGAGCGACAGCCAACGCAATCAAAGAGGGAACGACAACCGTTGAAGAGTGTTTCGTGAAGCCCGCTATTGAAGCCAAGAAACAGGCTGACGCAGTGAAGAAGACAAACAACGCACAAGACCGTGCGGCGGCTGCAATCGCTCAGGCAACGGGCGCACAAGTTCCTGATGGTGTTGACCCTGAGACGGGCGAAATAAAACAGCCCGCTGCCGAGACCCAAAAGAAGACATCAAAGACAACAACCAAAAAATAACAGCATTTATGGAAATCAAAATTGAAAACGCTAAGGCAGCGTTCAAAACAGCCGATGAGAGCGTCAAAAAGGTTCTTCTCGCTCTCTTACCCGAACTGAATGAAACAGAGGCACAGACAGCCGCAAATCGCCCGATTACAGAACGTGTGAAGACCTTTGAGGACGCATGCCGAGAGTTAGGCGAAGACCACCCATTTGTTCTCGCTTATCAGAACACAAATCTGCGTGACCCCGAAGTTGCAGAGGCTAACAGAGACATTCTCGCATACATGAAGCTCCGCATCATCGCCGCCGCTCTAAATGAGGGTTGGGAACCTGAGTTCACAGAAGACGAATGGCGTTGGTATCCTTGGTTCACACTATGGACGGAAGAAGAACTGTCAGAGAAGATTGACGAATGGAAAGCCGACCGCCACCTCATATCAACAGGCGACTATTCAGGAGACTATGCGGGCTTCGCTTTTGCGTACTCGGATAACGCCCCCTCGTATACGTTTACGACCGTCGGTTCTCGCCTTTGCTTTAAGAGCGAAGCTCTCGCCACGTATTGCGGCAAACAATTCATCAGCCTTTGGGCTGACTTCAACATGATTAAGAAATAACAAGTTAAACCCTCAAAATAACAGCAAAATGAAAGATATTGAGAAAATCATCGCAGACCTCCAAGCATGGGTCGAAGAAGACAAAGAGAACAGAGCAATCGCACTTGTTGCAGTTCAGAAGACAGAAGACAAAGAAGAGAGCTACAGATCGCAGCAGCACACCGTAACTAATGGCATCATGGGGTATCTCGTTGACGCTGTTCAGAATGTTCTGAATGACAATGACCCTGAGAACGGCTTGCATAAAGTCTTGAAACATGCTATACGCCGTGAAGCAATGACGGGTCTCATAAAGATTGCCGACCGTCTGTTAAAAAATAGCGACAAGAAGTCTGAGAACGTTTCAGAAAAGGGAAAGGAGGCTGACCATGAGTAATCAGGTTATCAGACCGAAAGACCGCACAGAGTGGTTAAAATATCGCGAGAGCGGTATCGGTTCATCAGAGGTTGCGACAATCGTAGGACTTAACCCTTGGGAAACGCCTTATCAGTTATGGAGACGCAAGAAAGGTCTTGACCCCGCAAAACAGGAGAACTTCGCGATGAAAGCGGGTCATTATCTTGAAGACGCAGTTGCTCAGTTCTTCAAAGACGAGACGGGCTGCGAGATAATCAAGCGTTCTGCCATTGATTGGATGATAATCAACAAAGAGAAGCCGTATATGCGTGTCAGCCCTGACCGCACGTATTGGCTTAACGGTCTCCCCCATAACGCTCACAATAAGGGTATATTGGAGTGCAAGACAACTCAAATGAGCATTGACCCCGAAGACCTCCCCAAGCACTGGTTCTGTCAGGTTCAGTATCAGCTCGGAGTTGCGGAGCTTCAAGAGGCTTCACTTGCATGGCTTTGTTCAGGACGTGAGTTCGGCTATAAGAACCTGACCTTTGTTCCTGACTTCTTCAAATGGCTCTGTGAAGAGGTTGACCGCTTTTGGCTTGACAACATTCAGGGGAACAAAGAGCCTGACCCACAGAACGCCAAGGATATTCTCTTGAAGTTCAACAAGCATACGGGCGGCAAGGTCATTGAGACAACAGACGAGATTTTTCAGGCTTATTCAGACCTGAAAGACGTGAAACAGCAGCTTGCAGAACTCTCTGACCGTAAGACCGAGCTTGAAGAGAAAATAAAGCTCGGTTTCGGAGACGCAGAAGCCCTGAGCTACGGCGGCGACACAATCGCTACATGGAAAAGCCCGAAGCCGTCAGAGAAGTTTGACGATAAGGCTTTCAAGGCTGACCACCCCGACCTCTTCAAAGAATATGCTAAGACGGTTCAGGGCGCAAGGCGTTTTCTCTTGAAGTGATTACCATGTAATCGTATAACCAAAACAGACAGATGAACAGAAAGAACAAATAAAATATAAAACTCCGCTCATGGGTGAGAGCAGCCGAAAGGTCTCTCAACGCAAGCTGTTATGCGTGGTTAGCCCTGTCAGCGGGGTTTTCTCAGATAGACAAGAAACAACATGATAAAGTTACGTTCAAATCAGGTTGAACCGATAGAAAAGGCTATCAGTTTCTTTCAAGAGAAGAAGCCGAAGCCCTCTTTGATTGTTCTCCCGACAGCATGGGGAAAATCAATTCTGACAGCCTTTGTTGCAAAGAACACAAACGATAAGATGATTGTTCTTCAACCCTCAAAAGAGTTGTTGGAGCAGAATTACTTGAAGTATGTGAACCTCTGTGACGGGTTCGCAAATGCGGGCATATACAGCGCAAGTTTCGGGAGCAAGGAAATCGCTCAGATAACCTACGCCACGATAGGCTCAATCAAGACGCTCGGGGCAAAGTTCAAGGCTCTCGGCTTCACAAAAATGCTGATAGACGAGGCACACCTCTTCCCCCGTGAGGCTGACAGTATGCTCGGCACATTTCTCAAAGAGAGCGGCATCACACACGTTCTCGGCATAACGGCGACACCTGTCAAGCTGCAGACGGGAAGAGACCAATTCGGACAGAATTATTCAAAGCTCGTCATGCTGACATCAAGAAGCAAAAAGGGCAATTTCTTCAAAGACATTATCCATGTCGGTCAGGTCTCAGAAATGGTTCGCCTCGGTTTTTGGTCTCCCCTGATTTATGAGGCTTCACAGTTTGACGACAGCCAACTTGTTTTCAACAGTTCAAAAAGTGAGTACACGGAGGACAGTGTTCAAAGGGCTTTTGAAGACAACGGCGGCACACAGATGATTGTCAACGCTCTTGACGCTCACCCTGAACGACAGCACATTCTCGCCTTTGCCCCCTCTGTTCAGGACGCAATCAGTCTCTCAGAGCGTTATCCGAACTCGGCTGTCATATACGGCGATATGGATAAGCGTGAGAGGGCTTCAATCATTGAGAGGTTCAGAAAGGGCGAAATACGGGTCATATTTAACGTAAGAGTGCTTTCAACGGGCTTTGACTATACAGGTATCGATTGCATTGTTTTAGGCGTTTCTACGGCTTCTATCGCCCTCTATTATCAAATCATCGGACGAGCCACCCGTATTGACCCTCAGAAGAAAGACGCTCTGATAGTTGACCTCGGCGGCAACGTTCAGCGTTTCGGGCGTGTTGAAGACCTGACATTCGAGAAAGGCAGAATGTGGCGTTTGTTCGGATCAGGCGGACGGCTGCTCTCAGGCATACCAATCGCAGAAATCGGTCAGTACACCCGTGAGGATACTCAGGTTGTTGACGCTCAGGCGGCACAGCCGATAGTCATCATGCCTTTCGGCAAATACAAGGGGGAAAAGATAAGCGACATTCCTCTTGATTATCGCAAATGGATGATAAGGGCTTTTGAGTGGAACAGCCGAAATGTGAAACTGAAAAAATCAATCATGGCAACCCTTTAACAAGACATCAATTATGGCAAGACCAAAACGAACAACAGTTGACTACTACCCGCATTTTGTGAAATGTGGGCGCACGATCTACATTCTTGAAGCCCGCTTCGGGAATGACGGTTATGCTTTTTGGTTCAAGGTTCTTGAAGTTCTCGGGGAGAGCGAGGGACATTTCTATGACTGTTCAATATCCTCAAATTGGGAGTATCTTCTTGCAAAGACACGGGTCAACGCTCAGAGAGCAACAGAAATAATCGGGGTTCTTATCAACCTCGGGAAGATTGATGCAGAGCTATGGGAAAAGAACCGTGTCATTTGGATTGAGAATTTTGTCAACAACCTCACAGAGGTTTATAGAACCCGCCGTACAGAGCTGCCTCAAAAGCCTGTTTTCAAAGAAGAGAAACAACAGCCTGAAAGCGTTATCTCCGAGAAAACCCCTGATAAAGAAGAGTTAAAAGAGATAAAACCCGCCAAAGAAAAGGAGAGCAAAGAAAAGGAGAGCAAAGAGAAATATCCTTATCAGGATATAGTCGCCATGTGGAACTCTGTCTGTCTCTCATGCCCAAAGGTTCTCAAAGTCACAGAGGCAAGAAAACAAAAGATGAAAACCCGCTTTCAAGAGTTCGGCGTGAAGCGTGAAGAACTGACAGACTTCGTGATGCGCCTCTTTCAGAGGGTTCAGGCTTCTGACTTTCTCACGGGGCGCAGCACAGATAAAATGGGTTGGGTTGCAAACTTCGATTGGGTCTTTGAGAATGAGAAAAACTGGGTCAAGGTCTCTGAGGGCAACTACGACAACACGAGGGGCGGCGGCTCAAACACGGCACAGAAGCCCGTACAAGCCGCTGACGGCTCTCAGGTTCAGTTGGGCGTTGGAGAATACATAGACGGTTCAGGACGGCGCACATACGGCACGGGACGGGCTAATATCCCAATGACGGCTGCTCCCCGCCCGTCTGAGCGTTATTCATGGGACGAAGCTTCACATACATGGATTTTGCAATGAAACAGAAGAAAACGGACATCAGCCTTGAAGAAAAGGCAAGGCGGGCAAACGGTCTCAGCCGTTCTTGCTCAAAGTGTAATCATTTCCCCTGTTCAGAAGTCTTTTCAAGGCTCTGCAGCGAGGCTTTTGTTGAGGGCTTCAAAAAGGGTTATCAAAAACACAGAAAGGAATTATCAGAATGAAAAATTATTCAGACTTCGGCATAAATATCCCATACGGACGCACCTCGGGTAAGGTCAAGACCTATTGTCCGAAATGTCACGACCAAAGGCATGACAGACGCGACAAAAGTTTGTCTGTTGACCTTGACAAAGGTCTTTGGAACTGTCACTACTGCGGTTGGGGAGGGTCTCTTGAAACAAAAGAGCCTTGGGAACGTGAAGAACGCCCGTGGCATAACTACGCTCCGATAAAGCGTCAGAAGCCTGTCTATAAGAAGCCCCCTCAGCACACTTTGACGGCTGTCAGCGAGAGAGCCTTGAAGTGGTTTGAGGGGCGAGGGATAAGCGCAGCGACCCTGAACGCCCTGAAAGTCTCTGAGGGTATGGAATGGATGCCACAGAATAACGCTCAGTCGAACACGGTTCAATTTAACTACTTCCTGAACGGTCAGCTCGTCAACACCAAATACCGCACGGGCGACAAGAAGTTCAAGCTCGTTTCAGGGGCGCAGCTTATCCCATACAACATTGATGCGATAAAGGGTCAGAAAGAGTGTATCGTGACAGAGGGCGAAATGGACGCTCTCTCATTCTACGAGATAGGCTTTCATAACGTTGTCAGCGTCCCGAACGGGGCTAACGCAAACCTTGAATACCTTGACGATTTCATCGAAGAGTATTTTGACGATAAAGAGACAATCTATATAGCCTCTGACACAGACACAAAGGGCGTTCTCCTGAAAGACGAGCTTTTGAGACGCTTCGGGGCTGAACGCTGCCGCATACTTGACTACGGTCAGGATTGCAAAGACGCTAACGAGGTCTTGATGAAATACGGGGCAGCGGCTCTGAAAAAATGTCTCTCAGAAGCTCCCGAGGTCAAGTTGGAGGGGGTCTTCACGGTCTCTGACTTCGAATCGAACCTTGACGCTCTCTTTGAACACGGCATGCAGAAAGGCGCAACAATAGGGCTTGAAAACCTTGACCGCCTTATTTCTTTTGAGACGAAACGCATCTGTGTGGTGACGGGTATTCCTGGCTCGGGAAAGTCTGAGTTCATTGACCAAATCGCCGAGAGGCTCAATATGCGCTACGGGTGGAAATTCGCATATTTCAGCCCTGAGAACGCACCTCTCGAATATCACGCTTCAAAACTGATTGAGAAGTTCACGGGACAGCACTTTGACCGTCAACACCTGACGCTCCCCGCTTATCGTCAGATAAAAGAATATCTGAATACGAACTTTTTCTTCATCAGCCCAAAGGAAGATTACAGGCTCGACACAATTCTTGAAAAAGCCCGCTTTCTTGTCAGACGGCGTGGCATAAAATGTCTTGTCATTGACCCGTACAACCGCTTGGAGGACGAGAGTGACGGACACAACGAAACAAAGTATATTTCAAAGCAGCTTGACCGTCTGACAAACTTTGCACAGCGCAATGACGTTATGGTTATTCTCATGGCGCACCCGACAAAGCAGTCAAAGAACAAAGACGGGGTTATCGAAGCCCCTACCCTTTATGACATCAGCGGCTCGGCACACTTCTACAACAAAACGGACTTCGGCATTGTCGTTCACAGAAACAGAATTGACAACACGGTGGAGGTTCACGTTCAAAAGGTGAAATTCAGGCACCTTGGAGAGTGCGGAACGGCTCTCTTCAAATACAACCTGAACAACGGGCGTTACAGCCCATACACGGCGGGGGTTGAACCCGTATGGGACAACTCAAACCATCTTCAAGAGGAAATGCACAGACGGGCGAAAGAGGCGGAGGAGGCAGCGGTCTTTGACTTCACGGCTCAACCGCTTGACGATTGCCCGTTCTGACGAGATATAAGTTTAATCAAAACAGACAGACAAAATGGAAAGTAACAAGAAATTTGACAGCCTGAAAGACAAACTGAAAAAGTTAAAGGCTCTCGCAGAAAGAGGCTGCGGAGGAGAAAAAGAAAACGCACAGAGGCTCTTAGAACGTCTTTGTGCCGCAAACGGCATTGACTTGGGACTACTTAACAATGAAGAGGAGAAAAGCCGTTATACGTTCAATATCGGGCGTAATCGGGTCTTTTTAACTCTGTTCACACAATGTTACTGCAGAGTCACAGACTGCTCTAAAATGAGTTATAGACAAGAATCCCGCTCTGAAATCTCTCTCGAACTCACTCAGGTTGACTACGCAGAGCTGAAAGGGCTGTATGAATGGCATAAGGCGAATTTTGAAAAAGAACTTGAAGACATCAAAAAAACGGTAATTCATGCTTATTGCCAAAAACACAGACTTTATCCTGAAAGCCACTCTGAGACCTCAAACGACAAAACCCTGACGGAAGAGGATTTTGAAATGCTCAGAAAGGTAATGAAAATGGAGGGACTTCTTAACGACAAAACTTATCAACACTTAATCGAAGAATGATATGGAACGACAAGTGACAGCAGACGAAGTGAGAAGTTTTCTCTCGGCTTCTGACAGACAATTTGTGAAAGGCGGCATCAGAATTTCCCGTGTCCGCTTCAAACGTGATGAAGAGGGCAACTGCACGGACATTCTCCTTGACTACGAACAGACGGTTTCAGAGACAGGGGAAAACAACACTCAGGAGGGTTCAAGATGAAGACAGACAGAATGAACCCACAGAAGCCCGCAAAAGCCCCAAAAAGGGTCTCAAACCCTCAGGCAAGGGCAAGGGATAACCCTCAGGGAAAAAGACAGAGAGAAGAGAGAAAGCCGTGAACGCAAATGTTCTGAACTTTCTAACGAAATCGGAAGTAAAACCATAAAAATAAAAAGAAAATGAACATCATCAGTAAAGTGACAATCAACGGAAAGACCCGTGTCAACGGTCGCTATGTGAACCTGACAGGGAAGAATATAACAATAACAGACAACGGCATCTATGTGAACGGCAAGCCGATTGAAGAGTTTGACGAGAGCCAAGAGCCTGTTCTCAAAATTGAGATAACGGGCAACATTGAGACCCTGACAACAGAGAACGGCGAGGTTACCGTGAACGGGCGTGTCGGCACAGTTGTTTCAAAGAACGGCAATGTAGACTGTCAGACAGTTGAGGGCAACGTGGAGAGCAAGAACGGCAATGTTATTGTTACAACTTGTCATGGCGATTGTGACACAAAGAACGGAAACATTATCCGCAACAATTATAATTATTCAAAATAAAAAATTATGGGAAATTACAGCATTAAAGCGAACCTCCTGAAAGTAAAGGGGGCTTTTGTGACAAACCTCAAAGGCAAGACAGCGACAAAACGTTGTCTCGTTATTGACATTGACGAGAGCGGAATGTACCTCGGCGAGAAAGGCTGTTATCTGAACATGGCAGCGATAGAAATGAATGAGAGCCGCTACGGGGACACTCATTGCGTCAAGGTCTCACTCCCCAAGGAGGTTGTTGAGAAAATGACAGAAGAAGAGCGCAAGGCAATCCCTATCCTTGGCGGTATGCACCCGCTTCAAACTCAGGCGCAGCAAATTCAGGGTCAGTTAGACGGGGCTTCTGTATGTGAGAACGTGGACGATCTGCCGTTCTGATAATCATCAGGCGGGCGCAGCCTCTTCTGAGACTGACAGAAATTCAAGGGCGGGGAGTTAAATCCCCGTTCTTTTGTCCCAAAAGCCGATTGCGCCCCCACAAAAGACTTTCCAATGACGAGTGATAAATTACAGCAATTAAAGAAGAAAAGCCGACAGAAGTCAAATTCGCCAAAATTAACTGACGTGTTTACGACAATCTGCAAGACCGACCTCAGGGTTGAGTGCGTCAAAGAGTTCAAATTCCACCCTGTCAGAAAGTGGCGTTTTGATTACGCCATACCTGAGCATAAAATCGCCCTTGAAGTTGAGGGCGGCGTATGGACGGGCGGGCGACACACCTCTTCTGTCGGCTTTATGAAAGACATGGAGAAATACAATACGGCTACCCTCATGGGGTGGCGGGTGTTCAGAACAACGCCTGACGAGCTGTACCGCTTGAAGACCCTAAACTTGCTCAAAACGGCAATTTCAGGCGTTTTTGACCCCGAAAAGGCTTGATTTTGCGCTTTATGTGATTATATTATAATCATTTTGAGTATTTTTGCAAACGGATAAGGTATAATAATTCAAACAGATAAAGAAATGAAAACAGAAACTGTAAAACTTTCTCAGGTTCAAGTGAATGAGGCGAACCCGAGAACCATAACGAATGAGAAGTTTCAGAAACTTGTCAACAGCGTTCTTGCACTCCCGAAGATGCTTGAACTCAGACCCATTGTCGTTGACAACATGATGGTTGCCCTCGGCGGCAATATGCGTTTCAGGGCTTTGACCGCCATTTCTGACCTCTCGGAAGACGAACTGAAAAGCCGCCTTTTCTCTATCAATGACGTGAAGAAGAAGACAGAGGGCGAACAGCAAGCCCTCCTGACACATTGGTTGCGTTGGCGTGACAGCCCGACCGCAATCATCATCAAGGCTTCGGAGCTGTCAGATGCAGAGCAGCGAGAGTTCATCATCAAGGACAACATCGGCTATGGAGAATGGGACACGGACAGCCTGACCGCTCAGTGGGACAATGAAGAGTTAGTGGATTGGGGCATTGAGTTCCCTGACGCAGAAAACGCCCTGAACGCTCAGAACGGGAGCGGCTCAGGTTCTGAGAAGCAGAACAGCGCACCCGAAAGCAGCCTCTTTGACCGCTTCATCGTGCCGCCTTTCTCAATTCTTGATACCCGCAAGGGATATTGGCAAGACAGAAAGAAGAAGTGGTATGACATCATCGGCGACATGGGCGAGAGCCGTAACGACACACTTGTCACGTCTCTTGAAATCAAGTACAAAGACCTCTATCAAAGAACCCGTGAACACAGAAAAGAACTCGGTATTTCATTCAAAGAGTACATCGAAAAGTATGTCAGCCAAGAAGACCTTGAAAAAGAACAGGCGAAAATCGTTGCTCAGGGCGTTTCAATTCTTGACCCCGTTATGGCTGAAATCGTCTGTCGTTGGTTCGGTCAGGAGAACGGCAAAGCCTTTGACTGTTTTGCGGGCGATAGCGTCTTCGGCTTTGTGGCAGCTTATCTCGGCAATGACTTCACGGGCGTTGAACTGAGAGAGAAACAAGCGGCTTTGAACAACGAGCGTGTGGAGGGCATGAACGCCCGCTATATCTGCGATGACGGTCAGAACGTGGCGCAGCACATTGAGCCTGAGAGCCAAGACCTCCTGTTTTCTTGCCCGCCATACTTTGACCTTGAAAAGTATTCTGACCTTCCGAATGATGCGTCAAATCAGGGGTCTTACGAGGATTTCATCAAGATTTTGGAGAACGCTTTCACGGGGGCTGTCTCATGCCTCAAAGAAAACCGCTTCGCCGCTATCTGTGTCGGAGACGTGAGAGACAAGAACACGGGCTTTTATTATGACTTCTGCGGGGATATAAAGCGCATATTCAAGCAGAACGGAATGCGCCTTTATAATGAGATTATCTTGGTCGAACAGACCGCTTCAACGGCTCTGAGGGCTTCACGTTACATGGATAGCCGAAAGGTCGCAAAGACGCATCAGCACCTCTTGGTATTCTTCAAAGGAGACCCGAAGAAAATCAAGAAAGAGTTCCCCAAGATTGAGTACACGGAAGAAGACCTGTCAAAGACCGAATCAGGCGAGACGGGTTCAGAGAGCGAAACAGAATAAACAGAAACGCCATGCAAGCAAAGATTTGGAATTTCTCTCAGTGGATAAAAGAGACCGACCCGAAGCGTCTCAGGGACATTTTCGATGAAGCCCTGAAAACATCAGGTTTCAACGTTCTCTGCTTCACTGACCACCATTTTCAGCCTCAGGGTTACACAGCCCTGTGGCTTCTGACAGAAAGCCATTTCGCCGTTCACACTTTCCCTGAGTTTGAAAAGTCGTATATCGAGCTTTCAAGTTGTAATTTGGAATTTTATCAAGAGTTCCTGAAACTGACAAAAGAATTATGAGTGCAGCACAAGATAAGAAACAAAGACAGATGAAGCTCGCCCGCCTTGAAATCGTGGCGCAGCTCTTCAAGCGTGGTTACAGCCGCCGCAAGATACGGGAAGAGGTTAAAAACCGCCTTGACCTGAAAAGCTATTCCCTCGGTACGGTTCAGAGTGACGTTCAGACCCTCTTGGCTGAATGGCGTGAAGACCGTATCGAAAACACCGATGATTTGGTGCAGCTTGAACTTGAACGCATTGACGATGCGGTGCGTGAGTTGTGGGAACAGTGGGAGAAGTCAAAGACAGACTACAACAAGACACAACGCAAGCAGAAAGGCTCTCCCTCCCGTGACAGCGAGACGGGTCAGACCTCAATCAAGACGTATCAGACAGAGCGAACAGAAACAGAGGTTATCTGCCTTGGCGATGCTTCTTATATCGCCGAGATACGCAAGCAGCTTGAAGAACGCCGTAAGCTCCTCGGCTTATACGCCCCTGAAAAGAAAGACATCAACGCCAACGGCTCATTTGCCGCCTATCTCATTGAGAGCGGCATGATAGATGAAGCCGAAAAAGAGGCGGGAGAGGTCAAGGAAGACGAATAAGCCCGATTGCGGCTCTCTGTCGGCGTAAGTATTCTGAGTGGTTCACTTATCCCATTCAAAAGCGTACCGCCGACATACTCAAAATTCAAAGAAAATAACTATGGCAAAGAAACAACGGAAAGAAACTATCAAGAAACTCAGTTTTGAGGTCATAAACTCATGGCGGGCAGATTGGAATAAATTTGTCCGTGAAGCCTTTGGCGTGAACCTTGACCCCGAACAGCAAGAAATCCTGTCAAGCGTTCAGCACAACAGGCGCACGTCCGTTGCCTCAGGCACAGCCCGTGGCAAAGACTTTGTCGCCGCTTGTGCCGCCATATCGTTTCTTTATCTCACGCCCCGTTGGAGGCGCACAAAGAACGGAGGTGCAGAGTTGGTTGAGAACACGAAAGTGGCTTTGACCGCCCCGACCGACCGTCAGGTAAAGAATATCATGATGCCTGAGATTAGCCGCCTTTACAACAGAGCCAAGGCAAGAGGCATACAACTGCCAGGGCGTTTGAACGCTTATGACATCAGAACAGAAAGCGATGAATGGTTTCTGACGGGCTTCAAGGCTGACGAGAACAACCATGAAGCGTGGTCAGGCTTTCACGCCGTCCACACAATGTTTGTCGTTACCGAGGCTACGGGTATCGGCGATGATACCTTTGGGGCTATTGAGGGTAACTTGCAAGGCGACTCACGCATCTTGATTGTCTTCAACCCCAACACAACTGTCGGCTACGCTGCCCGCTCTCAGAAAGGAGACCGTTGGCACAAATACCGCCTGAACAGCCTGACAGCCCCGAACATCGTTCAGAAAAAGACCGTCATTGCGGGTCAGGTTGACTATGAGTGGGTTCAAGACAAGTTGGCGAATTGGTGTACGGAAATCAGAGAGGAAGAAGCCACGTCAGAATTTGACGACTTTCAGTTTGAGGGCAAATGGTATCGCCCCGAAGATCTTTTCAGGAAGAAAGTCTTGGGCAAGTTCCCCAAGGTGGGCGAAGACGTTCTTATCCCTGAACAGTGGTTAGAAATCGCACATCAGCGTTGGCGTGAGGCTCACGGGCGACAAACCGTCACAACAGAGCCACGGATCATGGGCGTTGACGTTGCGGGCATGGGACGAGACTGCACTTGCTTTGTTGAGCGTCAGGGCTGTTGGGCTTCTGAGTTCAAGACACACAACAGCGGCGGCTCGGCTGACCACATGAAGATTGCGGGGGCTATCACAGACCGCCGCCGACATGAGATTGAAATGTACGTCAGCATTGATACAATCGGCGAGGGAGCGGGCGTGTTCTCCCGTTGTGTTGAGAATGAACGGCGTGAGAACTCTCATTACATCATCAGTTGCAAATACTCTGAGGGTGCGAAAGGCTTCAACGGCAAGAACCTGACCGACACAACGGGTCAGTATGAGTTCCTGAACATGAGGGCTTACCTCTTTTGGGCTGTCCGTGATTGGCTGAACCCGAAGAACGAGACGGGTGCCATGTTGCCGCCTGACCCTCAGTTTGATGAAGAAGCAACAGAAATAAAATGGTCTTTCAGGTCAGACGGGCGCATATACATTGAGCCGAAAGAAGACATCAAGAAGAGGCTCGGACGAAGCCCCGACAAGTTTGACGCTTTCGCGAATACGTTCTATCCGCTCAGGGGAAGCCGCCGCATTGACCTGAGCCGCATTGCCCGTATGGTTCACAGATAATTCAAGTTTAACAAATAAATCATCAAAAAAATGACTATCGAAGAAATCCTTGCCTCACTTAGGACAGAGGCTCAGAAAATAGCCTTTTTGAAAGAGAAGACTATCAACGTCCCATTGTGGAGTGGTCGCTTTGGTCTCATTCAAGAATTTGACCCGACAAAGCACCCTGTTATGAACAAAGCCAAATACCCTGATATTGTCACGGACAGCGGCATTCAGGAGGTAACCCGTGTGACGTGTGACTTGCAGCGGCTCGCCGTGAAGCGCATGACAGAACTTGTTACGGGCATACCCGTTAAGCGTGTTTACAGCCCTGAGAATGACCGTCAGAAAGAAGTGGCGGGCTATCTTGAAAAGATATTTGACAAGAACCGCATTGACAGCGTGAACATAGAACGCTGCAACATGCTCTTTGCGGGCTGTGAGGTTATGACGCTATGGTACGCCGTTGAACAGAAGCACACGACCTACGGGTTCTCTTCAAACCTGAAATTCCGCTGCCGTAACTTCTCCCCTATGCTCGGCGATGACCTTTACCCGCTCTTTGATGAATACGGCGACATGATAGCCATGTCAGTGGCTTACACCCGTAAGAACGGCAAGAAGACCGTTCAGTACTTTGACTGTTATATGGCGAACCGCCACATCAAATGGTCAACAGAGAGCGGCGAATGGGCTGTCATTGAAGACGAGCAGATAACTTTGTTAAAGATACCGTGCGTTTATATGTGGAGACCAACCCCTATATGGGAGGACACCTCAAAGACCGTCTATGAGATTGAATGGTCGCTGTCAAGAAACGGCAATTATCTCCGTGAAAACTCAAAGCCTATATTCGTTGTTCTCGCCGATGATATTATTCAGTTCGGCGATGAGAAAAGTTCAAATGAAGAGGCAAAGAGCGTTATGCAATATCCGAAAGGGTCAACGGCTCAATACGTCACATGGCAACAGGCGACTGAAAGCCTGAAATACCATGTCGACACCCTGAGAAATCTTTTCTTCACTCAGCTGCAGTTGCCTGATTGGTCATACGAAAAGATGTCGCAGCAAGCCCTCTCAGGTGAGAGCCGCAAGCAAATGTTCATTGATGCGCAGCTCAAAGTCAAGGACGAAAGCGGTCGTTTGATTGAGTTCTTTGACCGTGAAATGAATGTCGTGAAAGCGTTCTTGAAGATTGCCCTTGGAGAGACTTATGCCGCCGACATTGACGCTCTCCCCGTTGAGACTGTTGTCACGCCTTTTGCTATCACAGACAAACAAGACTTGGCGAACTACCTCATGTCCGTGAACGGCGGCGAGCCTATCATGTCACAACGTGAGAGCATTGAACGCCTTGGCGAGAGTGATGATGTGGACACCACCCTGAAAGAAATTCAGGAACAGAAGACGGTGGACGTGTTTGAACCGACAGAATAACGTGAGAGCATGGCACCAACAAGAAGACCACCGAACAGAAAGAAGCCTGAGCAGCAGAAATACCGCTGCCGTGACTGCCGCCACAGTTATGATTGGCACAGCAAGGCTCTTGACGGTCATTTGATTTTGTGCCGCTGCCCTCATGATGAAAAGACAGAACACGGGCGGTGGTGCAAATTCCTGAATGACTTTCAATGTGATAAATTTATCCTGAGAGACAATGGCACTCAATAAATACGACAAACAACATCTGCGCAACCTGACAGCCTACGAGCGTCAGGTTGACGCTATATACAGGGCGGCGGTCAAGGAAGCCGCTGCCCTTGGGCTTTCTATCCGTGATTTAGACCCGACACGGCTCTTTTCTTTCTCAGACTATCCAATTACACGCAAAAGGCTCAAAAGTCTTTTAGAGAGCCTAAAAAGCGGGTTGTCGGCTGTCATAGTGAACGGAGTGAGAAGCGAGTGGACGCTTGCCAACAACAAGAATGATGAATTATGCCGTCAGGTCTTCGGGGATAACGTAGGCAAGCTCTCAAACGCCCAATATCGCCGATACTTCAAGAATAACGAAGAAGCCCGTGACGCATTTCTCGCCCGCAAGGTTCAGGGCTTGAACCTCTCTGACAGAGTTTGGAAATATACAAATCAGTTCAAAGAGGAAATCGAACTCGGGCTTGACATCGGTCTGAGAAGCGGAAAGGCGGCTGAACGCCTTCAAAAAGACTTGCAACTGTTTCTTCAACACCCTGACATGCTCTTTCGCCGTGTCAGAGACGAACACGGGCAGTTGGTATTGTCAAAGCGTGCGGCGGCTTACCACCCTGGGCGTGGCGTGTACCGAAGCTCATATAAGAACGCCCGCCGCCTTGCCGCCACAGAGACGAACATCGCATATCGCTCTGCTGACTTCGCCCGTTGGCAAGACCTTGACTTTGTTGTCGGCATTCGTGTTGTTCTGAGCAACAACCACCCCGACCCTGACATCTGCAATGACCTGAGCGCACCGCTCGGCAGCAAGGCGACAAAGGGTGTCGGCTGTTATCCCAAGGACTTTAAGTTCACGGGGTGGCATCCTCATTGCCGCTGTCACGCTGAAACAATTTTGAAGACAGAGGAGGAAATGATGCGTGACAACAAAAGGCTGCTCAGGGGCGAAGAACCTCTGAAAGAAAGCGTGAACACGGTCACGGACGTTCCTCAGGAGTTCAAAGATTGGTTAGACGATAACAAAGAACGTGTCAAGTACGTTACCTCTGTGCCTTATTTCATCAGCGACAACGCTAAGTACATACCCAAGAGTTTCATCAACAACATCGGAACACTGAAAGCGGGGCTGTCAGAGGTTCAGGCGGTCAACGTCAAAGAAGCCCTCCTGAAAATCAAAGACCCAACCTTTGTGACAGAAAAAGAAGTGAAAACAGCCCTGACAGATTTCGCCACGGCTAACCCATCACTCTTCAACGGCGGTTTGGCTAAAATTGAGATAACAAGAAAGAAGAGTGCAACGGCATTCATGGCGAACAGAAGATATTATACAAAAGACGGGGCTTTTGATAAGAAAAGCGGCAACACGTTGGTAATAACAAACAAAGATTTAACTATTACCTCAGGTGCCGTTTTCAACCCTCTTCACGAAGTCAAAGGGGCGATGAAAGCAATCACAGAGAAAACGGCTCTCACGTTCAATCAAGAATATGCCCTTGAAAGTGTGTGGCATGAGTTCAGGCACGCTGCTGCAGTCGGATGGAAAAACGTGAACATGAAAACGCCCGTTTTGATAAATTCAATGGAGGTTATAAATCAATTCTGCGCCCGTCTCTCTTATCCGAGTTTCATCAGAGGACTTGGCGGCAAAGCCTCTCACGCCAAAAAAATTATGGAGAAAGGCTATGGTTACGGGCGGCGGGTCTCGAACTTCTGTACGCTTCTGAAACAGATGAAAGTCAGTCAAAAGTCAGCATACAGACATTTTCAAGACCTGATAATAAAGTCGCCGTATGAAGACATTCACGGCGAATTGGTAAGGTTTGTTGAGTTGAGAGGCAAATACGACAAGAAGAAAGCCGAAGACATTGTTTGTGGTCTTGGCTTTCTTCCTGACGCCTTTAAGGCTCTTTTGTGAGTTCTTACGGGTGTGTAAGTGTTCTCCACAAATCATTCTTGACATCGGGCGGCAGTTCTTCTGAAAGGGCTGTTGCCCGTTCTTTGTCGCCCCTGAGATAAAACAGGGTTACGATGTCCGCTTTTGCCGTGTCAGGATCAACAGAAGACAAATAAGTTTCTTTTGTCATTCCCTTAATTTTTGCCCATTCCTCAGGGCTGATTTTATAGTCAAAAACAGTTTTCATTTCGTTTTCTCTGATAAAACACGGGTTTTCTCGTAGAATATCCCGTTATAAGTTATTTTTCTCGAATTTGACGCACATGGGCTTTGGTTTTCTCTTTGGTGTAATTATTCTCTTAGAAAATTATCGCCCGACAGAGAGCCGCAATCGCCTTTTGAACCTGAAATCGAAACTAAGTTCTGATTTTATCAAGTCACGGGGCAAAGATAAGCCCTTTTACTGAGATAACGGTAAAAAGCCCGATTTATTGTCTCGGTGGGTCGAAAACGGGCGTTCAGGCTGCAAGCGCAGTTATGCTAAAACCTGAAATAAGCCCGATTTGCCCGTTTTTAGCCCCTCTGACGGCTTTTCTCTCGTCATTGGTGTAATTTATCATCTGACGGGTCAAAACACGCTGTACGGGCTTTATTTTGCCTTTTCGTGTGAAGCGGCTCACGGGTCACGGTTGTTTTCGCCCCCGTGTATGGGTTGCCGTCTGAAACGCCGATGTTCCAAAGGCGGCTGACCTTGCACCCGATTTGTTCAGGGCTGAAACGCTCATAGATAGCCGAAAGAGACGTGAAGAAGAAATCCCGTTTCCCCGTCTGTTCGGGCGGCTCTCTGAATGTCACTCGGTAGATGAACCCGCAGCGGGCTTTGTCTTTCTCTTCCCCGCCTGTTGTCTGTCTGTTGTCTGTCATTTGTTTTTTCGTTTTGCTCGCCTGATTATCTGAGGCGAAAATTCAACTTCAATTCAAGGGGCGAAATCGCAGAGTACGTTAGTACTTTTTCTCTCCTTTTCTTTGCTCTCCTTTATACGCGCGCAGGTAGCGCATTTTCTCGTAGAAAACTTGGGTTTTCTCAGAGATAACCACCCGTTATCTACGAGAAAATTAAAATTTTTAACAATTAAACCTCCTTTTCTTGAAAAAGGCTTTTGAGTGAATAGAACGGAGAAAAACGTTTGATGCGTGAGGCTGTTTCTTGACCCCATATTGCCGCTATCAGACGTATTGCGTCCACGTCCCCGTCAAAGGCGATTGCGCTCTCATGGTTGTTGAACTCATAACAGTAAACCTCCTGAGGGTCGCACTCAGTTCTTATGCGGTTCTGAATGTCATGAATGTGGGCGAACATCTTGTTTATACCGCCCTGAGTGCCGTAGCCCCCGCCGCCGAAAGAAACAAGCCGCTCGTTGGGTTTCAGCCTGATAGACTTCTGACCCTGTTCAAACTGTTCTTTTGAGAAAGCGTAGAAACAGCGGTATTTCTTTGCGTCTGTCTTGTCACGCTCTTCACATAACTCATGGTAGCGTTTCAGGGTCTTTGCGTTCTTATAGACCAACATGCCGTCATTGTCCCAATCCTGACGAACTTCAAATTTCTCTGTGCTCATAATATAAACTTTGTTTTGATTGAATTATTGCCTTTCGACTTATGAAGCCCGTCAGGGGCTTTCTGCGGCTCTCTGACGGGCTTTCATTGTTCATGCTTATAACTCTCGCAGAATGTCACTGAAAGCCTTATATGCGGTCTCTTTCACGCCTTCGGGGTCTCCGTAGAACTTCTGTGCGGCTTGAAGAATTATCAACATCGCCCGTCCGAGGGCTGTCATGATGACTGACGGGTCGTTTGTTCTCTCTTGAAGAACTTTCAGAACCTCTTGATACAGGTTCTCTTGATTGCTGTTCATTGTTGCCATTGTGTCTTTGATTTATTTGTTTAACTTTACTCGGTTCATCAACTGTCCTGAGAGTTCATGCAGCTCACGGCTTCTTTCAGGCGTGAGTTCACGGGCGTGAGCCGTTATCGCCTGAGTGAGCTTCCAAAGAGTTGCGCCGCCCTGAACGCCGTCCTCGGGGTCGTTGCGCATCAATATCTTTTCGACCTCCTTGCTCTCTTGTTTCAGAAGACCGCCGCTGCTTGTCAGGCGTTTCAGTTCGTGTTCGAAGTCAACATCAATCTCCGAAGCCCCCTGTATCTCAATCGCCTTTTGCATGAGGTTGTCCTTGCTGAACAGACCCTTTGTGAGGTCTTTGACAGCCGAGACAGTTGTCTTCGTGTCGAGTTCATAGGTCTTGTTGGATAGCTGCAGATTGTCAGGCAGCTTTGAACCCAAGTGAACTTGTTTCATAACGCTCTCCCTGACCATACCGTTAAGGCAAGCCCCGTTCAGGAGAAAGGCTCTCATATCAACAGCCCCGTCCCCGTAGTCAGAGGTTGAGAAGCGTGCGCCCGCAAAGATTGTAACAGTTCCGTTCTTCACGGTCGGTATCTCAATCGGTGTCGGAAGAATTGTCTCCGCCCATACCTTGGTGTCGTTCATATAAGCGTCAGAAATGACTGCGCCCTGACCCGCTGCCTCCTGAACAAACGCCGTGAGGATTTCAACTGAGTTCAGGCGGCGATAACTGTCAGAGAGAACGCCCCTCACTTGCTGCCCTACGGTTCTGACAAGAACACGGCTGCGCTGCGTCCAGTCTGAATGTTGGTTCAGAAGATGGGCAGCGAGAGCTATCGCCCAAGGCTCGCCGCTTGCAAGCCCTCTGAGATAACGCTGTGGTATGCCCATACGCTCGGCAAGCTGTCCGATGGCATTGTCATGAAGTGAAAACTGACCGTCAGGCATGTTCATCGTCAGAGGCTGTGAACTTATCTCTTCAACCTCTGTGAAGCCGTCTGTCGGCTGACCGCCCGAGAACGTGATTATGGGCGTGTGGTTCTTCGCTTTCAGGTTCACGCCGATAGGTGCGATATAATCCTGAGCGATTTTGCCCTCATTGATAAGGCGTTCCATGGTAGCCTGAACACCCGCTGCCTTGCCGTCTATCATTCTGTGAACTTTGTTCATTACTACCTCGTTCAAACCTTTCTGTAAGTCTGTTGTTGCTGTCATAATTTTGAAAATTTATATGGTTATTGAATATTCGATAAAAACTCTTCTGCCTCTTCAAAGAGTTCATCAGGGGTCAGGCTGTCAGAGCTTGGCTCGAACCCTGAGAGGTAAGCCGCCTCTATGATCGTGCTTCTTTCACTCATTGCGCTGCCCTCCCCTGTTTGAGTTCATCACAAATGGCGAGACGGTGTCCCGCTCTTATCAGTCTCGGCAGATATGTGTCAAGGGCGTAGTGTGGGAACATCGTCTGATGGTTACCCTCTTTGTCCCTTGTCAGGGTTATGCCGAGTATGCGTGATGCGCTCTCTGCGTCTTCCTGATAACTCTCATAGAAATCCCCGCATCTGAACAGCAGAAGTGCGTCAGGGTGCTTGTCTTTCAGTTCTGTGAACTGTTTCTTTTGTGCTTCTGTCATAATTTTGACCTCCTGTTTTGATTATTTGTAGTAGAAAGAAAACTTGATACCTCTGCGGAGCTTGCAAACACATACATCTTCCATGCATGCAAATGCTCTCTTCAAGAGTTTGTTCAGCATCTCAACGCCGATGAGAGCTATCGCTCCCGCAACGCCTACGAGCTTGTGAACCTTGCGTCCCTGAGCGTCAACGCCGCTTACCTTGATGCGGAAGTTTCTGTTGATGTCCTTTGAACTGTAAGCGAGACCGTTCTTGTTATTGCTTGTTGAGACCTTAATCATTTTTCTTTCTATTTGAGTGTTAAACTTATGTTGAATATGATTATCTTGAAATCACGTTGCAAAGATAAGTGAAGTATTTTGGAAATAACAAACTTTTCTCCGAGTATTTTTAACCAAACGGGTAAATTTAACCTTTATTAAGAGTAATCGCCCAAAATTCGCCCTTATATAGAAAATTTCCATATAACCAAATATTTTGTGATTATTATGTAATCATTTCGAGGAAATATTGTATCTTTGTCGCAGTTTACCGTACAGTTAAATATTTCATAATTATGAGAAAAGCAATTTTAGATGCGCTGAAAGCCAAATTTCAGGGGGTCAGCGAATCAGTTTTGAACAGGATTGCGGACAAACTCTGCAAGACTGTCACAACCGCTGAACAGGTTCAAACCGCCGTTGACGGGGTGACAATTCAGCAAGTAATCGAGGGCTACGCCGATAGCCGAGCGACAGAGGCTTCACAGACCGCCGTTCACACTTATGAACAGAAATACGGTCTCAAAGACGGCGCAAAGATTGAACAGCCCTCAGGGGGCGGCGGCTCAGGTCAGGGCGGCGCACCCGTTCAAACACCACAAGGAGGGGGTACAGACCCCGTGCTGCTTCAAACGCTTCAATCGCTTCAAGAGAGCAACAAAATGTTGTCTGAGCGTCTTGACCGTATGGACAGCGAGCGTACAACCTCATCACGCAAACAGCAACTTTCAGGCATTATCGCCAAGTTGCCTGAGAACCTCAAAAAGGCTTACGAGCGCACTCCCGTTGACGGCTTGACCGATGAAGAGTTCAACACGCTCATCGGAGAGGTCACAACAGAGGTGGACGGCATTGTTCAGGCGACACAACAGAAAGGGGCTATCTTCGGTCGTCCGTCAGCCACGGGCGGCTCAGGTTCTCAGGGCGGAGAACTGACCCAAGAGCAAAAGGACGCTATCGCACATCGTGATAACAAACCCGCCTCAGGTGGTCAGCCGTTCTAATGTTTAACAATCAAAACAACAAAGAAAAATGGGCATGCAAGTAAACAGACGTAAGGACGTGAGAACACCCCGTGTCCTTATGCACCGTATCGCTGACATCAGAGGCGGCGTATCTGTCAAGGCTTCTGAGCTTGGTGGCGATTTCCTCTACGAGGGAGCTGTCCTGAGCGCAGCCGATGAAAAGGGTCTTTGTCACGTTGTGAAAATCGCTCAGGTTGTCGCAGAGATCGGTGCGTCCGACAAGACAATCAAAGTGAAGAAAGGTCACAACTTCGCAAAGGGCGATTTCATCATGACAAAGGTCGGTGGCGTGGCTTATGACATCACAGCCATTGACACAGAGGGAAGCAAGACCTTTGACACAATCACAGTCAGCACCACCCTCGGTGCAATCTCAAAGGACGGGTTCATCATTGAGGCAAAAGCGAAGTCAACCGCCACAACCTCTGAACTGAAATACGTTCCTCAGTCAATCAACGGAACGGGCAAGCCGTTTACGCCGAAGTCAAACCTTGACACGGACGCTTGGCTTATCGCCGTAACAAAGGGCAACCCGCTTCCCGATTTCATCATGGCGTACCTCAAAGGTATCGTCAATTATTAACAGTTAAAAGTTCATCATTTATATGGCAACAGTAGTAAATACTCTCATTCAGGGTCTTACCGAGCAGATGGTTCAGTTACGTTTGAACACGGCTGACGCAACGGGCTTTCTGTTCGGCACTTATTTCCCCGTGAAGAGAGTTCAGGGCTTCCAGTGGAAGACCCTCTCAAATCAGCTTGCTAAGAAGAACGTAGCCGCCGACCTCCACACCGATAACGGTTCAATTCTTCGCAAGCAGCGTCCTATCTTTGAGAGCGCAAGAGGAGATATTCCTTTCATCAGCATTTCCCGTGAGTTGAAACGCTCTGAGATAAAAGAGTATCAGACCGCTCTCGCTTTCGCTCAGGATGAAGACGCAACAAAGCTCGTCCAATATTGGGGCGAAGACGTTGATTTCTGTTTCAACGGCGTTCAGTCAGAGTTGGAGTACATCGCATGGAAGCTCGCTTCCCGTGCGGGTCAGTTGGCTTTCACAACAACAACCAACGCAACATACGCCAATGAGTTCGACTTGGATTATGACGTTGACCCTGAGTTAAAAGTCAAGACAAGTCAGAGTTGGGGCAACGCCTCTTCTGCTGATATTCTCGGCGATTTCCGAACCGTTATAAAAATGGCAAAGGCAAAAGGCTTGAACCCGAAGTTCGCCTTTGTCAACCTTGACGAGTTTTATAAGATTGCATCGTCCGAGCAGATTATCAAGGCTTGTGCGTCATTCGCTTCAAACGCCCTGAATATCTCTCAGACCCCTGACCTTACCACGGTCAACTCAATGCTCGCCCGCCAAGCATGGCTGAACGGCATACAGTTGAAAGTCATTGACCAAACCATTACCCGTGAGTTCACTGACGGCTCTCAGGAATCAGGCAACCCATTTGAGGACTGCCGCTGCGTTCTTTCAGAAACAGAACGTCTTGGCACCACTCAGTATGACATCCTGACTGAGAACGAGAACCTGATTTTGCGAGCAGAGCGTTCCCACACTGTCATCAAGAAGTATGGCACCATCGAGCCGAAGTCAGAGGTTACAATCGGTCAGGCTGACGCTGTGCCTGTCTTTGACACAGCTTACCGCAACGTCTATATGAGAACAGACGGTAAGGATTGGGAATAACATTTAACTGAGGCATTATATGGCAGCAACAGTTCTTGAAGCATTAAAAAGCATTACCGCTTACCCCGTTCCGCTTCGCACCCTCGTAGAGACTGCGGAGCGGCGGGGTCTTTCGCTTTCAGATGAAGCCACGCAAGAGACGCTGAAAGGCAAGGCGTTCAACCTCTCAAAGGCTGACACGCTTTTGTGGCTCTCTCTCGCCCCGAATGTCACTCAGGGCGGGCAATCATACTCTTTCACAGATGAACAGCGCACAGAGTTCAAAAACAGAGCCTATAAACTGTTCAATGAGTTTGAGGACGAGGCGGTAAAGCCCAAACCTATATACGGATATAAAGGTTCGCGATTATGATAATAACCAACGGAACAATCGAAGTGAAGAGAAAGACGGCGGGCGGCATTGACCCTGAAACGGGTTTCCCCGTCAAGTCTTCTGAGGTCTCTTGGGGTAGCCCGATAGACTGTCAGTACACGGCAAACAAGTACAACAAGCTCGGCAAGGTCAATGGGGAACACTTCACGGTGGCGCAATATTCAATTCTGATTGAAGAACAGCCGCTCGGGGAGTTTGACCAAATCAGGCTTACAGACTGTTTGACGGGAAAGAGCCTCGGGGAGTTTTCTGTCATTCAGGTTGAGCCGTTGGAAGCCGTCTGCGAATTGAGAATAATGGTCTAACGGCGATTGCGGCTCTATGTCGGCTTTACTTTTTCTGTGCTTATAATCACACCATGAAAAAGAGTAAACGCCACATACGTCAAATTCGCCAAAAATAACTCAGAAACTATGCCAATAAGACAACTTACCCCCATGTCTGAGATAGACCGATACACAGAACAGGAGCTGAAAAGGCTTCAAACTGTTCTGATAAGGTCTTTACAGTATTGCGGGGAACAGGTTCTGAATAAAGCCCGTTCGACCAATTCTTATAAAGACCAAACGGGCAACCTGAGAAGTTCTCTCGGCTATGTGATTGCCTTGGACGGACGGGTTGTTTATCAGTCAGACTTTCAGACCGTGAAACAAGGTCGTGACGGTTCAGAGAAAGGCGCAGCGTTCGCAAAGAAACTTGTCAGGCGTTTCCCTCACGGGGTCTGCCTGATAGTTGTTGCGGGTATGGAATACGCCGCTCACGTCAAGAACAAAGGCTACGATGTGCTTGACAGTTCAGAACTGCTTGCAGACAAAATTGTGCCGAGTATGCTGAAACAGCTTGGCTTCACTTAACATTAACAAGAGACAATGGCAAAGACATCAAAACAAGTTCAGGGGGACGTGTACAGACTTCTGAAAGACAGCACCCTTTATTCGATGATTTCGGGTGAGGTTTACAGACAAGGCTACCGCCATCGCGATAGCCGCCTTGAAGACGCTGTGGTTATATTCACAGCGGGTCTGCCTGACCAAATTCAGACGGGCGTGGTTACGGTTCACATCTATTGCCCTGATATTGACCCCTACGGGAATGGCGTACTCGTTGAGGACGGTCAGCGCACAGAAGAACTCGAAGCCCTTGCGCAGCGTTGGGTTGACAGTCTCACGGCTGAGGTCTCTTGTTATAAGTTCAAGCTGCAGCAGACTATCTGCACAGACTATGCCGAAGACATCAATCAGCATTTTGTCGTTGTCTGTCTGAAATACAAGTATTTCGGCTCTGACGATGAAACGCTGAATATCCCTCAGGCGGCTGTTATTGTTACCGAGGACGGCGATCTGCCGATAACGCAGCCTGTCATGAAGAAAAAGAATGTTTAACAATTAAATTAAAAGATTATGTCACTACTTTCATGGGGTAAGTGCCTCATTGAGCACGCAACCTCAACAAAAGGCGTTCCCGCAGAACAGTGGACAGCTATGGATACTCCTAAGGAGGACACAACAAAGCTGACCCCGACAGCGGGAACAGAGAAGACCGCCACAGAAGAGGGCGGCGATTTGGTCGATTCAAGAACTGGCAAGAATACTTATCAGTTCGAGTTCGATTTGTTTGTCAAGAAAGGCGGCAAACGCCCCTTTGAAGACAATGACGGCGTAATTTCAGGAGAACACGCTTTCCGCCTCACACCTGAGGACGAGGAATGCGAGGGTATTCAGATTGACCGCTCAACAGTTCGTTGCGAGGAGAGTTATTCAACCGCAGACGGTAAGCTGCTTCACTACGTTGCCAAGGTTCTGAAACCCGCAACGGGCAAGAGCGTGAAGCCGTACACAAAGACAAACCCCGCTTGACTGATGGGCGTAAGGTTCTCAACCAACGGAGCTTTGCGCCTTACAAACGGAGGTTCGTTTCGGTTCAATAACCTGAATGTTCATCTGTACTGAGGGGCAAGGGCGGTCAGGCGCAGCCGCTCTCCCCCTCTTCACGGGTCAGAGGTCTCAAAAGAAAGACGCTCACGGTGGTTCGTTGCCACCATGACCCACTTATACATCATCATCAAAACAACGCATTATGGCTGAAAATAGAACTATTGAAGAAAAGGTTGCCGATACCATTCTTGAAAAGTCTCAGGAACTTTCAATCGGCTCAAAGAAATATCAGGTTGCTCCACCAAGTACGGCAACCCTTATTCTTGTTTCGGAGGCTGTTTCACGGCTTCCCCATATTGTTGCTGACCCTGACAAGGTTGTGGAGGAAAGTCTTTCTTTTGGTAAGGACTGTCGTGTTTTAGGGGATATAGCGGCTATTTTGATTTTAGGCGCACGACACCTCAAAGAATGTGTAAAAGTCAAGCAGAAGACAGAAAAACGCTATCTGTGGGGGCTTTTCAAGCGTCAGGTCGTTGAAGAGGTTGAAGAGGTCAGAGACCGCAAGGCAGAACTCGCCCAAGAAATTCTTGAAAGTTATTCTCCAAAGGCTCTGAACATGCTTGTTGGCGGTCTATTGAACAAAATGGAGATTGGCGATTTTTTCGGTCTTACCACTTTCCTGATAGAAATAAATCTGATGCATCAGACGAAAGTGGAAACAGAAGCGACAGCCCCTGGGCTATAATCGCCGCAACGGTCAAGGCTTACGGGCTGACCTTTGAAGAGGTTCTGTACAATCTGAGTTATCCCAACCTGATATTGTACAACGCAGTTCTGCCGTCTTATAATTCAAAAGAGAATTCAGACGGCTCAGGCTCAGGGCAAGAGGTAATCAAGGCTGACGACCCAAGAAATAAAGAACGTGTTAAACAATTCTTTGACAGCATCGAATAATGGAAAACGAGAACGGAAAACTTTTTTACGGAACGGGGCTTGACAACTCACAGCTCCGAACAGACGCTACCGAATCAAAGAACATCCTTAGAGGTATCGGTAATACGGCTGTCAGTGAGGGTGACAAGATAGATGCAACTATGAAAAAAATCGGTGCATCTATAGCGGGCGTGTTCGCTGTTTCAAAGGTCAAAGAGTTTGTTTCTCAGGTCGCAAACGTCAGAGGTCAGTTTCAGCAACTTGAAATGGCTTTCAAGACCATGCTCGGCTCTGCTGAAAAGGCAGACGCACTCATGCAGCAACTTATCAAGACAGCCGCCACAACACCCTTTGGAATGACAGACGTTGCTCAGGGCGCAAAACAACTTCTTGCCTACGGCGTTCAGGCTGACAAAGTGAATGAGACCTTAATCAGGCTCGGCGACATCGCTGCGGGTCTCTCAATTCCTCTGAATGATTTGGCTTACCTCTATGGTACAACAATGGTTCAGGGACGTTTGTACACGCAAGACCTGAACCAATTCTTGGGACGTGGTATTCCTTTGACAGATGAACTTGCCAAGCAGTTCGGTGTTGCCAAGGATAAGGTCAAAGACCTTGTTACTGAGGGCAAGGTCGGCTTCCCTGAGGTTGAAAAGGCGATCATCGCCATGACCTCAGAGGGCGGCAAGTTCGGCGGTCTTATGGAAGCTCAGAGTCACACGATAACGGGTCAACTCTCAAACCTTGAAGACGGTTTCGAGCAAATGTTTAATGAAATAGGCAAATCAACTGAGGGTATAATCTCTGACACAATTTCTGTCGCCGCTACCGTGATTGAGAATTGGAGAAAGGTTGGAGACGTTCTCCTTGGTGTTATTGCTACCTATGGGGCTTATAAAGCCGCCGTTATTAGCGTATCTGCTGTTCAGGGAGCTATTAAGACCGTTAAGCACACGGAAGAAGCAGCTCAGTTATATGAGGTTATGACAGCCGAGCAACAGGCTAAAATATCAAAGATGAACCTCGCAACAACCTCTGAGGCTTATTACACCGCAATCAAGGCTGAGATACAGGCAGAAATCGAGCGTCAGACACAGCTCGCAGTAACAACACAAACAGAACTGACCGCTGCCCGTGAGCGTCTTGCCATTGCTGAAAACGAGAAAGCCGCTGCCGCTGAAAAAGTGGCTTCTAAACGGGCTGAACTTGAAGCCGTGATACAAGAGGCGGCAACAGAACAAACAGCCGCCGTACAGAAGAAAATTGCTATTGAAAGTGAGGCTCAGAGCCGTGCAGCCCTCAGAGCGCAGAAACTTCAAGAACAGAAAGATACGGCTATTTCTCAGGCAAGAGCCTTGAAAGAGGCGCAAGCATCTGAGGAGGTTGTCGCAGCTAAAAACCGTGAGATTGCGACAATAAATCAGAAGTTAGTTGCCGCCAAAGCGGAAGAGGTTCAACACAGCAAAAATATCGTAGCACTGAGAAAGGAAATGGCGGCTACCGTTGACGCTACGACATCAAAGAAAGTTGCTCAGGCAACAACCGCTTTAGAAACAGCAGAAGAGAACCTGAGTACAGCCGCGAAAGCCCGCAACACCGCTGCCCGTGAGGTCAGTTCAAAAGCTGCTCTCCTCGACAGCACAGTGAGACGGGCGAACACCGTTGAGACAGCCGCTAATACAGCCGCACAGACGGCGAACGCAACTGCCACGGGGTTCTTATCCGTAGCCAAGCAGAAACTCACGGTAGTGGCTTCAAGACTGAACGCTGTCATAATGGAGAACCCTTGGGCTTTGGCTCTCGCTGCCGTTGTTGCCTTGGGCTATGGCATTTATAAACTCATAACATATCAGTCTGATGAACAGAAAGCACAGCAGAAACTTGATGATGCGACAAAAGAATATAACAAGACCGTTGCCGCTGAACAGGTTCAGATAGATTCGATGTTCGCCCGCCTGAAAACAGCCAAGAAAGGCACGGAGGAATACAAGAACGCCAAGCAAGCCATTATTTCTCAGTATGGAAAATACCTTGACGGGCTACAAAGTGAGGTCAAGAACCTGAATGACGTTGAAGCCGCTTACAGAGCCGTGTCAGCCGCCGCCCGTGACGCAGCCAAGGCAAGGGCAATGGAGGCATTCACAAAAGACGCTGCCGATACTTATGCTTCTACGGAATCTGAACAGAAAGAAAAACTGTATCAGTTCCTTAAAGACAAGTTTGGCAACCAAAAAACAAAGGGCGGTATGTCAAGGGCAGAAAACTTATATTGGCAGCTTGTCAGGGTCATTGAGGGTAAGGCAAAACTCAACGAAAATTGGGTCAAGCAGTTTGACGAGACACACTATATAGCGGGCGACCCTATGACGGGTATCGGGTCATATTCTTATACAACAAATGACATTCGCGACATACTGTCAAAGGTCAGCGGTGCCAAGAACACTTATAACAAGTCAATGGAAGAAGCCGCCCGCCGTTTCGGGGACAACCCTCTTGACAAGAAAACAACAACAGACAAGCCCGCAGAAGTTGTCAAGAACAAAAAATATTGGGAGGATTATCAGAAAGAACAGCAAGGCTTGCTTGACGCAATGACAGCAGCCGAGTTGAAGACAAAGAAAGCCGCTCAAATCAGAGCCAACATCACAAAGGCTCAGAAGAACATAGATGCTTACAGCGTGTCAAAGACAACAGCAGCTGGAAATAAGGCGCACACTGATGGTGTCAAGATTGAAGACCAAACAGCCGAGCGCACTGACAAAATCAATGAGTACCGAGATGCGGTCATTCAAGCCAACGCCGAGGCGGAACTTGACATCAGGCAGAAACAGATTGAGAACATGGAAGAGGGATACGAGAAACAGAAAGCCCAAATTCAACTTAACTATGATCGTCTGATTGCCGAGAACAAAAAGCGTGAACAGAGCATGATAGATGCGCTTACGGATGAAAAGGTTCTTGAATATCAGAACGCCCACCCGAAAGCGACAAAGGCTCAGACACTCGCCTACAAAGCCTCTCTTAATATAACAGTCAGTGACCTGACAAAAGAACAGCAAGACCAACTTGCCGCTTATGCCAAAATTGCCGAGGAAACAAAGGTCAAGGGCAATAAAGAGGCTCTGAACACCATGCTGCAAGACAGCCTGACATACGAGCAGCAGCGGGGTAAGATTGCCGAAGAATATCAGAATAAAATCGAAGCCCTCTATGAGCATGACAAAGACGGGAAACGTGTCAAAGATGAAAACGGAAATGACAAGTGGAACGAGGGCGTTACTCAGGGGAACTTCGATGAACTGAATTATCAGCAAGAACAGGCTCTGAACGCCATTGATGAACAGTTTGCGCAGCGTGAAGAAACATACAAAGCGTGGTGCAATGAAATCGCCAATCTGACCCTTGAACAACTTCAAGCCCTCTTGGATAAAGCCGAGGAGGAGTTGAAAAAGGTTGAGCAAGACAAGAAGAACGGCACAGCCACTTCACAGCAAGTTGCCGTTGCCCGTGCAAAGGTCACGACCGCCAAGAATAATGTCTCTCAGGCAAAGGCGAAAGCCGACCTGAACCCTGACAAACGTTCAATCAAACAATGGCAAGACCTCTACAAGACCCTGAATGAGGTAAACAAGTCATTTGAAGAGATAGGCGACACCATCGGCGGCGTTGCGGGAGACATCATCAAGACGGCGGGGCAAATCTCAACCTCTGCCCTTACGATGATAAACGGCATAATGCAGTTGACACAGAACGCATCTACGGGCGTTCAGGGAACAGCGACAGCCGCCTCAAAATCCATTCAGACAGTTGAAAAGGCTTCTGTCATTCTGACGATTATTTCAGCCGCCTTACAGATAGCAACGCAGATCGTGAACCTCTTCAATAATGACGACAAGAAGCAAGAGGAAATTGAGGCTCTTCAAAACCGCATTGACCAATTGCAGTGGGAACTTGACAACGCCGACATCGTGCGCATACAAGAGAAGAGCGGAAAGGCGATTGACCTCGTGAAAGCGAAGCTGAAAGAGACACGGGATGAAATGTTGAAAGACATTGAGACCCTGAGAGGCTTTGAGGGAATGTGGGCAAGGCTCACGCTGAAAGTCTCACGCAACGATGAACTGTTGAAACAGTCTGCCGAGAAGATTGCCAAGGCTTACGCCAATGTCGCTTACACGGCTGACAAGGCTCTCGGCGGCAAAAAGTACAGTGAAGCCCAACAGCAGCTTGAAAACATCGCACAACAGCAGTTGCTCATTCAAGAACAGATAGACACAGAGAACAGCAAAAAGAAGACAGACCACGGCAAGATTGACGATTGGGAACAGAAGATTGAAGAACTCGGCGCAAAGGCGATTTCAATCATAAATGAAATGGTTGAAGACATCATGGGCGGCACAAGTTCTGACATCGCAGAACAACTCTCTGACGCTTTCTTTGAAGCCTTTCAGAACGGCGAGGACTACGCAAAGGCGTGGGGCGATAAGGTCAACGAGATAATCGGGGACATAACAAAACGCCTCTTGGTTCAGAAGTTCTTGGAAGAACCCCTCGGAGAGGTCTTTGACAAGTACAAGGCTCAGTGGTTCAAGGACGGCAAGTTCATGGGCATTGACGCTGTTCTGAACAGTCTTTCAGGCTTGACAAATGACCTGAACCAAGTCGGCTCAGATTGGATTACAATTTGGGAGGCTCTTCCTCAACAGATTAAGGACATGATTACGGCGGCTCAGGACAGCACCCGTGAGACCTCTTCAAGCGGTATCGCCAACGCATCTCAGGACAGCGTGGACGAGCTGAACGGACGAGCCACAGCTATTCAGGGGCATACCTATTCAATCAGCGAGAACACAAAACTGCTGCTGAATACGGCGAACCTGATTTTGCAATCAGTCTTGAACATTGAGAGCAACACAGACGGGCTTTCAGACCGTGTGGCGGGTGTTGAGAGCAGCGTGAAAGAGATTAAGGACACAGTGAACGACATCGCCCTCAAAGGCATAAAAATAAAGTGACATGAAAGAAGTTATCAGACAGATTTACACACAGGCAAAGCTCCTCGGGGCTTGCCCGTTGTTCAAAGGGACAGAACAGACTGTCGAGGATATTGTCAGGCTGTTTGAAAGCCCTCAGGGTATAGAGTTTTGTATGAAGAACCATTTCCCGAATATGGCGACTTTCAGGCTCTTCAAGCCTCACGGGGTTGAGAAGTACGGCATCTACATTGATGCGGGGACACTGACCCTGAAAGACCCCTCACGGGCTATCCTGATAGGAAGAACCTCTGCGACCGTCTTCTGTTCAAAGACAGAACGGCACGACATCATTCTTCTTCACGGGGCGAAAGCGATTGTGAATGCAAACAAATGGGCTGTTGCCCGTGTTCAGGTAGAACAGGGCTGCAGCGTCATAAAAAACACCTCTGACAATGCGATTATAATATGATTAACAGACTTTTCATAGACGGTAACGATGCATACTTGCAGTATGGCGTGTATGTGACGAGCGGCGGGTTCAATGAACTTGTCGCCTTTCCGCCGTTGAAGTCTGTTGACAGTAACGATTGGCAAGAGGAAGACGGCGTGGAGGCAGACCTTTCAGCCCCCGTTCTCAACACCCGTGAAATTCAGGTCAAGTTCGCTTTTAGCGGGCTTTTCAGCCGTTTCTGCGCTTTCATTGAACTTTTATCTGACGGTGCTTACCATGTATTCTATTGCGCCCACATACAGCGCACGTTCACGCTCAGAATGACACAGCAGCCGAACTTAGACGTGGCAAGAATGTTGGGAACGGTAACGATCAAGTTCTCTGACGATTTCCCGATGAAAGGCTACAAATATAAAGCCCCCGTTAGCGAGGTCATGCCGTCAGACGATTATTCGCTTGACAATACGCCTCTGACCGATTACGGCTGTCGGGTTCTGAAAGGTTCTTTGTCTGAGGTTATGAAGACCGCACAAGTGAAACAGAACCTTTTGCGGAACATCAACACGAAGACGGGTGCCATATATGACGGTAAGCGGGTTACGTTCAAGACAAAGGACGTGAAGTTGTATTGCCTCATGCGGGCTGAAAGCCTGACAGAGTTGTGGCGCAACTATGACGCTCTTCTCCATGACCTCATTCAACCCGAGGAAAGGCTTCTGACGGTCAGAGAACTTGAACAGGATTTCCCGTGTTATTATAAGTCGTGTCAAGTCTCTGACTTCTACCCTGACGGTAAGATTTGGTTGGAGTTCACGCTGACCCTGACTTTCACGGGGTCTTTCAGACTTGACGACAACGATTTCGTCCTTGCAACGGAAGACGGTATCATCGTCTTCACAGAAGACAACGAGAACGCAATAGAAATGTTGCCTGACAGTTTCTCCGCCCGCTCAATGCAGTTGGTAAATGACCGTTCTCACATTCGTTTCATCAACAATGGCAATATAAGGTTCAACAACTAAAAAATAAAAGACAGATGAAGAAAATAAAAATTTCGGAGTTGCCCCTGTATCAGTCTTTGGTGGGACTGTTTGTCATGGGAACTGACGTAAATAACAGAAGCGTCAAGGTAAACTTGGAGTTCATTGAGAGCGAAACGACAAAAGCCGTCAAAGACGCTGACACTGCAACGGCTGCTGCTGCAAAAGCTGCGGGGCTTGCTGAGGAAGCGACCAAAACAGCCAACGCTGCCGCCCTGAGAGCGGACACGGCTCAGGCTCAGGCGGCTCAGGCTGCAAAGGCTGCGTCTGATGCGGCGCAGTCTGCATTGAGCGCAAAAACTCAGGCTGACGAAGCGACAAAGGCGGCTCAGGACGCTGCCGAAGCTGCTCAGGCTGCAAAGACTGCGGCAGACGAAGCAACAACCCTGACAAAAGCCGCCACAGAAGCCTCAGAGAAAGCCACAGCCGCCGCAAAGTCAGCCACCGATAAAGTGCTTGATACGCTCGGAAAGATTGTTCCTACGGGCTTGTCTGTTGAGAGTGTTCCCCGTCTGACCCTCGGCAATATCAACCCCGTTTACCTGAAAGCCGTTTTAAGCCCCGACACGGCTCTGAAAAATCTGATTTATATCAGTGACAACCGAGCGGTCGAAGTCGGCTTAGACGGGCGCATTTCAATCTTAAACAAAGGCGTGAGCCGTGTTCACATCATCCCCACATGTAACACAGCCCTTGCCCGAACCGTTCTGATTGAGGTGGGCGAACCGACCCTGAGGCTTGTCACAACACGCCGACAGATGCGTTTCACACAGTCAGGGGCTTTGCGTATGAATTAACAGAATGTCGAACCCGTTAAACAATGAAGAAACATGGGAAAGAAAGGTTACATTAGTGAATTTATGGGCGGCGGTCGAATTGTCTCTCACGGCAAAATCGCTGACCTCTCAAAGGGCTTCAAGCTCCCGAGCGGAAACCCGTTCTCGGTCTATGTCAGACCGAAGTACAGCGTATCAACTCTTGACACGGTTCTGACCGTGCGCTGCTCTCAGGACGAGAGCCTGACAGAAGCCCCCGTGCCGTTCAATGATTGGTCGCCGTTGGCTATCTCTGAGATTGCCCCGAACTCAGAACTGTTGAAGACAAATGACGTTTATTGGGGCAGCGGTTCTTACGAGGGGGAGGACACGCCATGATAGTGTCGCTGTTCATCAGTGTTGCTCGGCGCATCAGGACATGGACAGCCGCCCGCCGCAACAAGAGAAAAGACCTCAGAATGAACACAGCGTCCTCGGTTCGGTTCATCAACAAAGGCAATAAATCATATTTCAAATTCTTAAATTAAAAGTTATGGCATTAACAACAGAACAAGAAGAGAAAGTCGCTCAGATAATTGAGGCTTTCGAGAATGGCAAGCGTTTGTCTGACCTCCCCAATGTGTCAGGCACAAACCCTTATAACCTCTTTTGTGAGGTTCTTGACGAAGACGGCGAGAGCAAGAAAGCAGCCCTCGCAACTCTTCTCCCTTACACAGAAGAACAGAGTTCCTACGGTGTTCAGTTCGACACGGCTGTTTCAACACCGACATGCACCCGTGTCGGTTCTTCTGACCTCCACAAAAGCTGCCCCGTTCAGAACCGTATGCGTGGCTGTCTGCTTGACGATGACGGCAATGTGGTTGAATACCTTGATCCTCGCGATTGGACGGGTCAGGTGCGTGACGGTTCACGAGGTCAGGTCATGGTGGAGATTCCTCTTCACTACCGCAAGTTTGAGACAGACGGCACGAAGCTGACTGTTCGCATATCTGAACTCCCACTTCCTGGCTATCATCAGGTGCCAAAGTGTTATGTTTCAGCTTACGAGGCTTCCCTTGACCGCTCAAACAACAAGTTGGCTTCCGTATGCAACGCCACAGAACAGTACAGAGGCGGTAACAATAACGCCGATTATGACGGCACATACCGTTCATTCTTGAACCGCCCCGTAACGGCTCAGAGCCGCACAAGTTTCAGAAACTATGCTCGCAAGCGCAAGTCAGGCAGCACAGAATGGAACTGTATGACTTATGACATGCAAAAGACCCTTTATTGGCTCTTTGTCATTGAGTACGCCACACTTAACTCTCAGGCGGCTTACAATGCTTCGCCGACCGCTGAGGGCTTTCATCAGGGCGGCTTGGGAGACGGCGTAACAACATTCAGCGGCGGCGATTGGAACACGTTCAACGGTTATTATCCGTTTGTGCCTTGCGGTATTTCTGACAGCCTCGGAAACAGAACGGGCGTTGTGGATTACACGGTCAACAATGAGGCTGAGAGCAACCCTATAACAAAGACTTTCCAAGTTCCCCGTTACAGAGGTGTTGAGAACCCATTCGGGCATATATGGCAGTGGACGGACGGCATTAACGTGCGTATCAGCCCTAACGCTGACAAAGGCGGAGACGGGCTTTCAAAGGTCTTTGTTTGCTCTGACCCCGCAAAGTTCAACGACAGCAATTATGAGGGTTATTCTCATGTTGGCAATGAAGCCCGTACAGATGGTTATGTGAAAGAGGTCATTTTTGGAGAGGGAGGCGAGATTATGCCAAAGACAGTTGGCGGCGGTTCTACCACCTACTTCTGTGACTATCATTACACAAACATTCCAACGAGTGAAACACTCCGTGGGGTTCTGTTCGCCGGTGCTGCGACTAACGGCTCGTCTGCGGGCTTCGCTTCTGCGAACTCGTCTGACGCCCCCTCGGCTGCGGCTGCGACCGTCGGTTCTCGCCTTTGCTTTTTTCCCGCAACAGCGTAACACGCCCCTCGTTCATCGTTTAACCCTTTAATTCAAAGAGAAAATGGAAGAAAACAAGAAACCCGATGACGGTTCACTCGCCTTTCTGAACATACCCCGTGACGAAAGCAACCGTTCTTTCAACTGTGACGAGACAACCCAATCAAAGTTGGTCAACACCTTATTTTGGGTCTGTGACTTCATAGAGGACGTGCCGACAAGGTTCAGTAAGACAAAAGGCACAAAAGGTCAGACGCTTGTCAAGATTAAACCCGACAAGAACAGCCCTGAGGCTGACGCTAAGAAGTTCTTCACGGGTTCAGCAGACATTCTCTACGTTTGTCAGGAAATCAAGAAGCGCAACGCCTTTCCCCGCCGTGTCACGTTGAGAGGAAACGGAAACCGTTATTGGTTTGAATAAAGAGACATAAAAAATAAGGTTGGTCGCTCCCGTTGGGTTCTGTTCAGCGGTAATGCGAATAACAGCTCGAATGCGGGCTTCGCTTATGCGAACTCGAATAACACCCCCTCGAATACGAATACGAACATCGGTTCTCACCTATGCTTTTGAATATTTTCATCAGGTTTCACAGCCTGACAAAGATATTAAGGGCGGCAACCGTACCACTTGGTAAAAAACTTCTGAAAACTGAACTGTGTCGGTAGGAACGCCTGTTGTATGGGCTACCGAAGACTCAAAATAAGAAAGCAAAGAAACATGAAGCGTATTGACAACTTATACGACAAGATAATCTCGTTAGACAACCTCCGCCTCGCCGATGAAAATGCGAGACGAGGGAAGACGAACACATACGGGGTCAAGGTTCACGACAAGAACCGAGAACAGAATTTGGTGGCTTTGCATGAAGCCTTGCTAACAAAGACGTTCAAGACCTCTCCGTATGACGTGTTCACAATCTACGAGCCGAAAGAAAGAATTATTTATCGTCTTCCGTACTATCCTGACCGTATCGTCCACCATGCTGTCATGAACGTTCTTGAACCCATTTGGGTGCGGCTCTTCACTTATAACACGTATTCTTGCATCAAGGGTCGTGGTATTGAGGGCTGCGCCCGTAGGGTTGACAAGATAATCAAGAGTTTTGAGGGCAAGCCTCTCTTCTGTCTGAAAATTGACATCAAGAAATGCTACCCCTCAATGCGTCACAGAGTTCTGAAACGGCTCATACGCCGAAAGATTAAAGACAAAGACCTTTTGTGGCTTCTTGATGAAATCATCGACAGCGCATCAATGGATGATTCGGGCAGACCGCTAACAGAGGCAGACAAGGCTAAAAGCGACCCTGAGGACGCTCACGGGCTTCCGATAGGTAATTATCTGAGCCAATACCTCTCAAACCTCTGTTTCTGTTATTTCATGCACTGGGTGAATGAACAGCTTGCAGAACTTGTGAAAAAGGCTCTGAGACTGACCATAAAGCCTCGCATTGAATGTACTGAATACGCTGACGATATAACGTTCTATGCGGAAAGCAAAGCCGTTCTGCATGAGGTTCTGAAACTTATTCGGGTTCAACTTGAAGACGGTCTGTCCTTGAAGATAAAAGGCAACTATCAGATATTCCCCGTAGCGAAGAACCGTTATGACAGACACGGGCGTGCGCTTGATTATGTCGGTTACAAGTTCTTTCGAGAACAGAAGTTGATGCGCAAGTCAATAAAACAGAATTTCTGCCGTGAAGCCGCCCGCCTGAACAGACGGGAGAAGCCGTTGAGCGAAAAGGCTTACAAACAGGCTATCTGCCCGTGGTTAGGTTGGGCGAAACACAGCAATTCGAGACATCTTTTGAAAACAATTATTAAACAGAAGTATTATGGCATTTTATGACAGCAAACCCGCCAAGTTGGAGGCGGTAGGTAACGGTTCTTTCTTGTACCGTTGGAACATTCAGGAAGTAAAGCCTGAGAGTGTTGAACAGACCTCAGAAGACGGTGCAGAGGCTCAGGCGGAGAAAGCCCCTCAGTTCTCTTGCGAAGAGGTCTCAGTTTGGGAACCGCTGACCTCAAACAAAATCACAGAGTCGGTAATTACCTCAAAGTGGGACGCTAACTACGAGCAGAAACTTGTCAACGAGTACAACGCTGCACAGCTCGGCTTATACGGCGCAAAGACATCTGACGAGGCGAAAGCCCGCATTAAGGCTTACACAGATTATCTTACAGAGCGTGCCGCCCTGAAAACTCAGGTAGATGCGGACTGCGCCGAGTTCGGTATTCTCTAATTCTCTGTCTCAGGAGTGAGGGGCGGGCGGTTCAGGCTGTCAGCCTCTCTACTCTTTGAAAAATGGCGGTAACTCATTCTAAAGCCCCACAAAGCGTTTTTGAAGTGATTACCTTATAAGCATACCACAAAGAAAAGTAAACGCCGTGTGCGTCAAATTCGCAAAAAATAACTCTCAAATCAAACAACAATGATAATTTACAACGACAAAGGCAAAAAGCTCCTTGAAATTGAGGTTGACGATAACAGCTATCGCCACAGAGTTATCATGGGCGATTATAACCTCACGCTATATTACAGCCTCGCAGAACACGTTGAGTTGCCCGTAGGCTGTTATTGTGACTATCAGGGAGAACGCTTCACGCTTGAACGCCCTGAGGCTTTCAAGATGAAACACAGCCGCAGTTTTGAGTACACCGTGACAATGGAGAGCAGTCAGGCAAAGGCGAAGATTTGGAAGTTCAGAAACCCCGTTGACGGGCGACTGAAATTCAGCCTGACCGCCAAGCCCCATGAGCACCTCCAAATGTTCGTTGACAACATGAACCGCCGTGACACGGGTTGGTCGGTCGGCTCTTGCGTGTCAGGCGATGAAGTCTGTATATCGTACAGCCATGCTTTCTGTTATGAGGCGTTGGAACAAATGGCTTCAACCCTGAACACGGAATTTGAGTTCAACGGCAAGACCGTATCACTCCGTAAGGTTGAATATAACAAGAACAACCCTCTCCCGCTCTCATACGGACGTGGCAACGGCTTCAAACCAAATGTAGGGCGTTCTAACTATGGGGAAACGCCGCCGACTGAAATTCTCTACGTTCAGGGCGGTTCAGACAATATAGACCCGAGCAAATACGGAAGCTCAGAACTTCTTTTGCCGAAGTCTCAGTCAATAGGCTTTGACGGCGTTTACTTTGAAGACGAAGAGGGCTTCAACGCTGACAACGCCCGTTACTATATGACTGACGATTTGGGGTTCTCAATCCGCAGAAAGGATAAAGACCTGACAAGCCTTGCCGAGAGCAGTCTTGATTGTTCAAGCATCTACCCGAAGCGTGTCGGCGAAATCTCTTCTGTCGTGTGTGTTGACAAAGACAAGAACTTTTACGACATCATAGACAACTCTATCCCTGAAAGCCTTGATTTCGAAAAATGCCTGATAGACGGCGAGACAATGACAGTTATCTTTCAGACGGGTATGTTGGCGGGGAAAGAGTTTGAAGTGAAATACTACCACAAGTCAATTTTGAACGCTGACGGCTCTTTGAAGAAAGCCGCTCGCCGCTTTGAGATAACGCCGCAAGAGATTGACGGGCAGACCATGCCGAATGAGACTTTTTGCCCACGGGCTAACGAGAAATACGCCGTATTCAAGTGTATGCTGCCTGACGCTTATATCTGCGACAACGCCACGAAGTCAGGGGCTTCATGGGATATGTTCCGTCAAGCCGTGAAAAGTCTCTTTGACAGCGAGGAGACAAAGTTCACGTTCACGGGCGACCTTGACGGCATTTGGGCAAAGAAAGATTGGCTGAACATCGGCGGGCGCATCAAGCTCGGCGGGTATATTAAGTTCTCCGATGAACGCTTTCAGAAAGACGGCGTTCTCGTCCGTATCACGGGCATTAAAGATTATATCAACAAGCCGCACAGCCCCTCTCTTGAACTGTCAAACGAGACGAAAAGCGCATCTTTCTCTTCAAAGTTGAAGCAGCTTGAAAGCGAGGAGGTGGTCATTGAAGACAACCACCGAGAGGCAATTCAATTCACAAAGAGACGGTTCAGGGACGCAAAAGAGACAATGAGCATGTTGGAGGCTTCGCTTCTTGAAAACTTCACTCAGAGCATAAACCCAATCGCCATACAGACCATGCAGATGCTTGTCGGCGATGAAAGTCTTCAATTCCGTTTCGTCTCTTCAAAGACAAACCCGACACAGGTCAGCCACACGATAAACTACAATCAGGAGACAAAGACACTGAAAGCGGCTGCGGGTCTCATTCAGCACCTGACGCTCGGCGTGTCTTCTTTGAGTTCATCGCATAAGCCCGAAGAATACTTATATTGGAACGTTGAAGAGTTTGAGAGCGCAAGACTTGAAGACGGGTCAAAGAAGTATTATCTATACGCAAAGGTCAGCAAGACAGCCGACAAGGGCGTTTTCTTTATCTCTGAGACCGCAAAAACGTTGAATGGGATTGACGGTCACTACTGCCTCCTTGTCGGCGTTCTGAACAGCGAATACAACGGGGAGAGAAGTTTTGCCACGCTATACGGCTTCACAGAGATACTGCCAGGGCGTGTAACGACCGACAGAGTTGTGTCAGGTGACGGCAACAGCTATTTTGATATGCTCGCCAACGCAATGAAGCTCGGGGACGCTCTTGACTTCAATTCGGCGGGGGACGGCAAGCTCAGAATAAAAGGTACAATCGTTCAGAGCCAAAGCGGTCAAGAGAGCTATATCGGCTGTTATAGGGGCGAATACAACGCCTCATACACTTATTATAATGGCGATGAGGTTACTTTCACAAAAGAAGGCAATACATCAACATACAGAATGTTTAGCGACACGCCTGTCAAAGGCGTTGAGCCGACAAACTCTCTTTATTGGCAAGTCGTGGCTCAGGGTTCAAAGGGAGCTGACGGCACTTCTGTTAAAATCAAGGGTCAGGCTTACGCACATTATGCAACTGCGCAAGAGTGGTCGCAAGACAGAAGCAAGCCCGTTGTCCTGATTGATAAATATACGCTGAAATCAGGGGATAATACCGAGGATAAATATTGTGTTGTCAAGAAGCTCGGAAGACCATTTGTGGGAGCGGCTGAGGGTTGGATGACCGTTTACGCAGAGGAGGGAGACGCTTATATAATGAACTCGGACGATGTAGCCTTGAACGGTTCTTTGTATGTCGCTCAGACAGACAAGTGGCAGAACGTAGGAAAAATAAAAGGCGACAAAGGCGACACGGGTCAAGACGGCGCAGCGGGTAAGTTCACAGAACTACGTTACGCCAAAAACGGCTCAACAACAACGCCGCCCGCTCTGTCAAAATCAAGCCTTAACCCGTCAGGGTGGACTACTGAGGTGCCAACGGTTGCAAGTCTTGAATATCTGTGGCAGACAACAGCCGTGAAGTCAGGGGACGGCAAGACGCTCATTTCTCAATGGTCAACACCCGTGAGAATAACCCCATACAACGGCGTTGACGGTCAAGACGGCGCAGACGGTAAGGACGGAACAAACGGGCGTGGTATAAGAAGCGTGACAGAGTACTACGGGGTCAGTCAAAATAGCAAAATCAGACCGACCGTTTGGTCTGTCTCAACAGTGCCTACACTCTCTGAGACAAACAAGTATCTGTGGAATTATGAGCGCATCACTTATACTGACGGCTCTTCTGTCACTACGCCTGCAGTGATTATCGGCTGTTATGGCGACAAAGGGCGTGGCATTGTTTCAATAACAGAAATGTACCTTGCCACGAACCTCTCAACGGGCGTGACAAAGAACACTATCGGTTGGAGCAGCTCTGTTCAGGACATTTCAGCTTCGCGCCCGTACTTATATAATTATGAGATTATAAAGTACACAGACAACACAACAGAAGAGACGGAAGTCGCTCTGATTGGTCGTTGGGGAGCTGACGGTTCAGACGGTCAAGACGGGCGGGACGGCGTGTCAGCCGCCTCAGTTTATCGTGGAGAATACTCTTCAACAAAGCGGTATTACGGCAATTCTTTTAGAGTTGACATCGTGAAGTACAACTCGGCTTATTATATCAGCCGTGTTGACGCTCCCAACGGCTCAGGCGGTTTCACAGGTGTTGCCCCGACTAACACAAATTATTGGAACGCTTACGGGGCGAGCTTTGAGAGCGTGGCGACAAGTCTTCTGTTGGCTGAACTCGCGAATATTGCGGGCTTCATATTCCGCAACAGCCGCCTTGAAAGTCAGACCCTCGCAGATGGAACAGTGACAGACGGGGCGACAAGCAAAACGCCTATGGTGTTCCTGAACGGACGCACGGGTCAGGTTTCATTCTCAGGCGGCAAGGTTGTCTTCAACGCTGACGGCACTGTGAACATCGGTAACGGCAAGTTCTTGATTGACAAAAGCGGCAACGTGACGATGAAAGACGTGACAATGAACAACATCTTGGCTAACTCAGGAACGTTTCAGGGGAAAATCAATGCGAATAACGGCATTCAATTCCCTTGCCAAAACCTGTCAGGAAATACGGGAACAATAAAGAACAATGTCACGTTTGTTACGATAAAGCCCAATTATGACCAATATATGAAGACGTTTTATTTCCCGTCAAAACCGAATACAGGGCAGCTTTTGATTGTGAAAAACATTTCAAAGGACACCCAAATTCAAATTGACGGGAACGGGCATACAATATATTGTGACACGACAGGCGGCGTTGACGCCTACGATTACACAGACTATTATTTCAGAAAAGTATGGGTGAGTTTTTCAAGGTGTAAAATGTTCATCTATGACGGCTCTTGTTGGCAGCAAGTATGTACGTATGACTTTTAACAGATAAACGGCTCAGAGAGGCGCAAATAAAACTCTCTGACCTTTATTATATCCATTATGTGTTTATATTGTAATCATATTTAAGTACCTTTGTACTCACTTAAAAAATAAAGAAACATGAAGCAGAAAGTAATCAAATGGTTAAAAGCGAGCAATCGTTGGAAACATCTTGTCGGCGGGTTCTTGATAGGGCTTGTGGCTGACGATTGGTATTGTGCCTGTTATACGGGTGCGGGTGTGGGAGCAGCCCTTGAACTGAAAGACGTTCTTTATGGCGGTTCTTGGGATTGGATAGACTTCGCCCTGACAGCGGGCGGGGCGGTTGTAGGACATTTAATCAGGGCTGTGCTATGAATGAGGTTCAACACGTCACAGAGGTTGCTAAGGGTATCAGCGACCTCGGCTTGATGGCTGTTACGGCGGCTTTCTTTCTCCTGTTGTCGGCGGCGATGATGATAACCATTTTCAGGTGGTTCAAAAACATCATCAATGACATGATACAGGAGCAGAAGAACGGCATGAAAGACCTGACAGAAGAGACTCGGAAACAGAATGACATGCTGCAAGACATATCAGAGGGGCTTCGCACAGAGACACAGCTGCGCATCAGAAACCTGACTGGCTTTGCTTTTGACCTGACTGTGGAACAGGTGTGCCGTCTTATTAAGAGGGTCAGAAAGGAAAACCACATCATCGACCATGAGGCAACGGCAGAGAAAATACGAAAGTCTCTAAAAGTCATTCATGAAGACAGAAACAGCCGCTTTGACCCGTTCACGTATCACGGGAAGCCGCTGTCAGACTTCTGTGCTCCTGAATGGGTTGAAGACGTTGCCAAAATCGTTGAGAGTGAAATATACAATGAGGACGGGGAAAACAACGCCCGTGCTTACACGAATGTTAAACTTGCGTATGATAACATCAAAACAGACTTTTATCAGCGCATAAATGGAACAAACTTATGATAGTATTAATTGACAACGGTCACGGAGAAGACACAGCGGGCAAGCGTTCTCCTGACGGAAGACTTAGAGAGTACGCCTATGCCCGTGAGATTGCCAAGCGTCTGCAGTGTGCTTTGTGCCATGAGCTTGGGGCGGGTCACGTCTTTCTCCTGACCCCTGAAACAAACGACATCAGCCTGAAAGAACGCTGTCAAAGGGCGAACAACCTCTGTAAGGCTCACGGGGCTTCAAACGCCCTGTTGGTCTCAATTCACAATAACGCTGCGGGGGCTGACGGCAAATGGCATGAAGCCCGTGGGTGGTCGGCACACGTCTCTCTGAACGCCTCTCAGAAGAGTAAGACGCTTGCAACGTGTCTTGCTCAGGCGGCAGAGAGAAACGGGCTGAGAGTGAGAAAATACACGCCACAGCAGCCGTTCATCACTCAGAACCTTGCTATCTGTCGAGATACAAGCTGCCCCGCCGTTCTGACAGAGAACCTTTTTCAGGACAACAAAGAAGACGTGGATTTTCTTCTGAGTGAAGAGGGCAAGCAGCTCATTACAAAGGTTCATGTGGACGGCATTCTGTCTTATATCAAAAGCGTGAAGTAATGACAAAGAAACTGTTCATCTTATTGGCGGCGGTCTCACTTATGTGGGGCTGCTGCCCTTGCCGAAACCTGACAACAGAAACAACCCGTCAGGACAGCACCCGTGTTGAAGTCAGGACGCAGACTATTCTCGTTCCTGATACGGTCTTTCTTGAAATACCCGCTCAGACGGCAGAGCGCACAACCCGTGACAGCGTTTCACACCTTGAAAACGAATATGCCACCTCTGACGCTCGTATCAACCCTGACGGCTCTCTGTTTCACGATCTACGGACAAAGCCTCAGAAGAAAGCCATTGAGACCGACAAGAAGATTGAGAAACGGGACAGCGTGGTTTATCGTGACAGATACCTGAAAGTCAAAGAAAAGGTTTCTGTTCCCCGTGACCTGACAAAGTTTCAGAAATGTGAAATCTTCGGTTTTTGGTTCTTATTGGCAATCTTCGCCTTGGTTGTGTATCTGAAACGACTACAAAAAGGAAGAAAACGCTGAAAATGATTAAGTCGTAAGCATAAAAATCGGAAATTCTGTCGGAATTAAAAAAGAAATTCTTACCTTTGTGACAAAATTTGAAAATATAGCGTTTGCTATTGTTTTGAGGGTCAAGAAAATCGCCAAAATTTCAGACAGCCTTAAAAGCAATGGTAGATGCCCACGTATATCGTGGGCATTTTCCTTGTGGGCTGTTCGGGTGTTTGGCGATACCTTTTGACCAACAAGGGGATGCCCACGTTTTTTACGTTGGGTCTCTGTGACAACGGCGAGCCGTGTTTTGCAAAGGTACAGAGTTTTAACGTAAAAACAGCAGATATGGATTTCAAAGATTCGATTAAACAAATATCTGAGCGCATTGAAAGTCTGAAAGACAACTTGAAGACAGAAGAAGCAACGAAGACGGCTCTCATTCTGCCTTTCCTGAGTGCTCTCGGCTATGATGTGTTCAACCCGTTGGAGGTGTTGCCTGAAATGAGTTGTGACATCGGTATGAAAAAGGGCGAGAAGATTGACTACGCCATTCTGAAAGACGGCGAGCCGATTATTCTCATTGAGTGTAAACATTGGGAGCAAGACCTGAACCTTTATGACAACCAACTGATACGTTATTTCAACGTCTCAAAGGCAAAGTTCGGGGTCTTGACAAACGGCATAATATACAAGTTCTACACAGACCTTGCCGAGCCTAACAAAATGGACGAGAAACCATTCTTGGAAGTGAACCTCCTTGAAATGAAAGACGCTCAGGTCGAAGAGTTGAAGAAGTTTCACAGGTCGTATTTTGATGTTGACAACATTCTCAGTTCTGCAAGCGAGCTGAAATATATGGGCGAACTCAAAGCCGCCATTTCAAAAGAGTTCGCGAACCCCTCTCCTGACTTTGTAAGGTTCTTCGGCAAACAGGTCTATGACGGTGTTTTCTCCCAAAAGGTTCTTGAACAGTTCACAGCCCTGACAAAGCGCACTATCGGCAGTTATATAAACGACATTATTTCTGACCGTCTGAAAGCAGCAATCAAGACAGATGAAGAAGCGACCACCACAGAACAGAAGACCGCCGAGAAGACAGAAGAACAACCCACAGAGCCTGAGACAAACGAGGAGGGCATTATTACAACAGAAGAAGAGTTGGAGGCGTTCTTCATCGTGAAGTCTATCATCCGCTGCGTTGTGACCTCTGACCGCATCACTTATAAGGACACACGATCATACTTCGGGGTTCAGATTGACAACAACGTCCGCAAGACCGTTGTTCGCTTTTATTTCAATCAGCCCCGCAACAAGCGTATCGCCATAATCTCAGAAGACAAGTCAGAGCGTATGTATAAGGTTCAGGCACTTGACGAGATATACGACTACGCAGAAGAACTGACAGAGGCGGCAAAAAGATACCTCTAAACAGCCTGACAGCGATTGCGCCCGTATGTCGGCGTAAGTTTTATGACAGGTTCACTTACACGAGATTAAAAAGTAAAGCCCACATGCGGCGTATTCGAGAAAAATAACTATCTTTGCCCTCAGAGGGCTTGAAGAGGGGTCAAAAAGCCCCTCTTTTTTCGTTTTTGTTGCTGTTTTGTTGCTCTGACTAAGTGTTAAACAAGTAAACATCGTTATAAATCACTGATTTACAAGCCACAACAAAAGTACTGCGTGGGAAAGTAACCTTTCTGCACCGGAAAATAAGTCGTAATAAACAACGATTAATATCGACAACAAATGATAGTTAAGGTGCTCAAAATGAGCATCTTTCTTTTTAGCCTTACTATTGGTTATAATCAATGGTAAGGCTTTT